CAGCCTCTGCCCAAGTCATACCGCCCAAGTGTACGCATGCCTGCATAACTTGCTCTTGATATATAATAACACCATATGTGTTCTCGGTAAAAGGTTTCATGATTGTATGCATATAATCTACGGCCTCATTGCCATTTTTACGATTAATGTAGGCTGCACCTACTGTATTCATTGCGCCAGGTCGTACAAGTGCATTGGAAGCAGCAAGGTCTTCAAACTTATCTATACCCATTTTAATTAAAAGGTTTGTATATGGCGTTGCTTCCGCTTGGAATACACCTTTTGTATACCCATCGTTCAACATTTTATAAACATTAGCATCATCCATAGTCATTTCAGAAAGATTAATTGTCTTTCCATGTCTATCTTTAATTGACTTTAGAGTATCAGAGATCACAGATAAAGTCTTAAGACCTAGTGCATCTAGCTTAATAAGACCTATATCTGCAACAGTATCCATATCGTATGCAACGACTGGAATTCTTCCTGATACTTTATCTTGGGAATCTTCACGAGACTCGACTGGGGCAAACTTTCTCAAATCATCTTTAGCTACAACTACGCCAGCTGCATGTACGCCGACAGATCTAATTCTTCCACGTAGTCTATCTGCAAGCCAAACTACTTCTGGGTACCTTAGTCTAAATTCTTTTGTATTTGGAGAATCTATGAAGTCTTCAAAAGTGTCTACTGATTTTAGTGCACGGTTGACCTCTTGAAGAGGAACCATAAATACACGAGCAGCATCTCTAACAACACCCTTATCCTTAAAATAAGTATATGTTGAAATAGAAGCAACATGCTTAAATTTTTTCTTTAAATAATCTTTAACTTCTTTTCTACGTCTATCTTCAAAGTCAGTATCAATATCTGGAAAGTCATTTCTTTCTTCATTAATAAATCTAAAAAACAATAAGTCATATTTAATTGGATCAACATCTGTAATTCCCAATGTATAACAAACTAAAGATCCTGCGGCAGAGCCACGCCCTGGCCCAACCATAATATTATTTTCTTTTGCCCAATTAATCATATCTCCAACTACTAGAAAATATGATGCAAAATTCTTTTTAGCAATAATTGAAAGCTCTTCGTTAAGCCTATCCCTATAAATTGGGTCTGAAGCCTTCTGTAGCCTATCTAAGCCACTTTCAGCCAGCTCCCTTAGTCTTTCATCGGCGTCGGTCTTTGGCACTGGCAGGAGGTCTAATCCCTGATAGAAACTATAATCACCAACTTTATCTGCAATTTCCATTGTATTTTCATATATGTCTTTTCTATTAATTCCAGCCTTATTGAAATCAGATTCAATCTCTGAGCGTGACTGTATAAATAAATTCATATCTTGAAATGAAATTCTGCGGTCTGGATAAAGATAATTAAATCTATCTAACATGTCTTTTATATTTCTGGACATATCGAAATCTGTATCTTTATCGACTTTGGGAGATGTAGACAAAATAAGTAAAGCTTCTTCTAATACCCTATCTTCTTCTTTAGCAAAATGAGCATCTCCTGTTGCTACCGCCTTAATTTTTAATTCATCTGCAAGCTCAAGAAGCTTTTCATTTATTTCTTTTGGGTTGTGAGATTGAACCTCAATGTAAAAATCTTCACCAAAAGTTTTCTTGAAATCTTTGAGAATAATCTTCGCTTCAGAGGTCTCTCCTTTTTCAATACACTTACTAATAAGTCCGTTAAGACATCCAGACAATACAATAATGCCTTCTGCATATTCTTTTAAAACCTCTCTATCAATACGTGGCTTATGATAAAAGCCTTCGTTCCAAGCAAGCTCCTGAAGCGTGTTTATATTTTCAAGACCTTTTTTATTTTTAGCAAGTAAAATAATGTGGTTATACGCCTGAATAGACTTATCGGTCTTAGATGATCTATCAAATCTATCTGTCGGTGATATATAAGCCTCTACTCCAAGAATTGGTTTAATCCCTAATTCTTTTGCGGCAATTTGCATATCTCTATGTGAAGAAAGAGTTCCATGATCTGTAATTGCAATTGAGGTTTGCCCAGCATCTAATGCTGCTTGACATAATTCTTTAGGGGAATTTAGCCCATCCATTAATGAATAATATGAATGAACATGCAGGTGTGTAAAGCTCATTAGTATCCGCCCATGCATTCATTTCTAGTATGATAAAGTCTAATCTTTGTCATTGTTTTTTTATTTGGTGCATATAAATCTTCGCCACAACAAGCTGCCTTTAAATGCCATTCTTTTGCAAAGAAATCATATAGCATTCCTTTATAGTCCTTATACTTGTGCGCCACAAAAGTATCAAAAGGATCTGGTATCTCGTATGTGTTCATATAAACATTCTACTAAATAACACAGGGGCAGTCAATAGACTGCCCCTGGTATTTAATTATTTACCAGTCTAAGTTGCTACTTGTTGCTGAAGGCTCATCTGTGTGAGTACTTTCTCCAGCAAAGAAAGCTTCTTGTTCTGTGTAAGGCATGTCACGAACTGCTGAGGTTTCAAGATCAAACAGTTCTAGCGCTGAAGCATCAAATGGTGCTTCGTCTTTTGCCAAAGGAATGATTGTGTAACTTGTATCTGTTTTTGTTCCAGAACGCTTAACACGCCACATCAGATTAGTGATGCTTCCCATTTCGCCAGCATATTCAATTAATGTTGGGGTAATTGTTTTACCGCTTGACCCCTGAGAAAGGATAGCCACATATGGATCTTCCTTGCCATCATCAACAAGAACGTTAATGTAAAGTCGTGAACGACCCTTCCATCCAGCCTTGTAATCTTTACGGTGCTGCTCGCATCCGTAGCACTTACCTTGGTCTTCCATTGTGCAAAGACCTTTACGGCGATAATCTTTTGGATTTGTGTGCTCTACAGCAATAAATCCAAGCCCAGCTTTTTCGCTGTATGTCGGTGAGTCTGGATCCAGTTCCTGTAAGAAGCGAATCTTTACGCTCTCTGTATCTTCTAGCTTTACCCAACGACCTTTTGTTCCTTCGCCACCATTTGACTGCGGCTTGTCCATAACCTTATTAAGATCTTTTAGACCTTTTACTATTCCCATATATTTCTCCTTTGTAGTTGATGGTATAAATCCATCTGTTTATTATTTTTGATGGGCCCAAGATTGATATTCAATATTGGAAACTGCGTTTTTAATACAGGCTTTAATTTCCTCTTCGGTCATGTCGCCAGCATCTTTTGCATCATGTGGATATATCTTACCATATTCGTACGAAGCCCACAAGAGGTCTTTATTCTTTAATCTAGAAGCTATGCTATTAGCAAGCTCACGCCCAGCGTGGTCAGCGTCTGTCATTAAAGTAACTTTATTAAAATATCTATTTATTAATGCTAGGTTTTCCGTAGATATATGTCCTCCAAGTGTTGCAATAACATTGGGGAATCCAGCCTGATGCACACGGATTGCATCAAAGCTAGACTCTACAATAATAACATTATCGCCTATTTTTTTAGCACGGTGAATGTTAAACATAGTTTTGCTTCTGGGAAGGTTGGTGCTATTCTTAAATTTCTTTTCTGAAATAGATCGACCAACAATTCCAACTGGTAATCCATCTGGACTATGCACTGGTACCGTGACCATGTCTTGCTTAGGAGAGTATCCTAAGCAAAAATGATTCATTGAAGACATATCAATGCCTCTAGTATTAAAATAAGTCTGGGCCTCTGGGCTTGCAACTAAATCATTATGCAGGTTCTTTAGTATCTCTTCTGGGAATTCCACAAAATCTGGCTTGTCTTCTAGCATATCATTAAGCAGGTCATCAAAGTTTTCTAATGTTTCTGCCTCTTTTGAATAGACGTATCTCATTGCTTCAAAATCATTTTTATGTAAAACTCTTTTAACTATCTCTATCAGCGATCCAGTTTCTCCACATGATGGATTAAAGCACAACCATGCTCCAGTTGTTTTACTTATGCTACAACTTGCACTGTGTCTATTTGAATGAAATGGGCAGTAGAAAGAGATCTCTATATCTGTTTCGCCAGCTACCTGCAAGCCAAGGCTTTTTACAATTGCCTTTATATGCTGCTTAGAGTATTGCGTGGTTTCAGCTTTCCTTGCGTAATTGCTTCGTGCTCCCATGCCAGTTTCTTTCCTACATATATTCCATAGAGTGTCATTAAGAACATCCATGTTGTACCGTCAAATTCTACCGAAAAGTTGGTATCTATGTCAAGTACCCTAAGATACCCTTTGTCTCTCATTTGATGCGTAAGCATACTTTCATATTGATGCTTTACACGAACCATATCAGAGTCGTCTAAAAATTCAACTCTAACCTGAAATCTTTTTATCGGTTTGTGATTCATTATTTTGGAATGGATTCTCATAAATCTCTTTGACGATACCCCTGTTGATATCCCAATCTAAGTATAAACCAAATTCGTGCCCATGACGATTTTTACGTGAAACAACCTCAATCATGTTTGTTCCTGGGTACCTGTGCACAGCCATGGCCATATCGGCATCGTATTCGATTGCTTTTGACCAAGCAACTTGCGACATCATTGGAGGGTTGTCTTGATCAGACACATCATCTGCAGTTGCTGCTGTAATATCAATGATTGGAATATTATTAGATACTGCTAGCATTTTAAATTCACGAGAAACGTTTCGGTTTCTTTCAACTTCAGAATTGCTACGCTTGTTATCATTAAATAATTGATGATAATCAAGAATAACTAAATCTGGTTTGTGTTGATCAATCTTGCCTTGAATTGTTGCAGGAGTAACCTCTGTGGTACCCTCGCTTGAAATTAAAATAAAACCATTCTTATCTGCAAACTTTTTTGATGACCATGAGCGGAAGTTATCAATATTAATATCTCCCTTAGAAAAATCAGATGCTTTAAATAATCCAGAACCAAGCATTGTATATATACGATCACGCATATTTTCTGGAGACATCTCAAGAGAAACAATCATTGGTTTAAAGCCTTGCTCCCATGCCTTACATGCAAGATAAGAAGTAAACCAAGTTTTACCACGGCCTGGCCAACCAATTGCAACAATTAAATGTCCTGGTGCCATTCCTGTTGGATATGCCAAATCAATTGCCTCAAATCCAGTTTTAATTCCTGGGGAGCCGCCCATTTCTGCAGAGCGTATCTTTAGCAACTCCATATGTCTAATTGCTGCATCGGCATCTGTAATATCTAAGTCTCGTACATTATTTGTAAACCTGCTAAGCCCAGCTAACTGCGACTGCATGTTTTCAAGAACTCTTGATGCAGCATCTTCTTTTAATGATGACCCTGCACGTAGAATAATTGTTTTAAGTTTATTTGAAATAAATTCATTCTTTAGTGTGTCAAGATAATATCCTGTTTGTCCTTTAACATCTACTGGCTCAAAGTCTTTAAATTTCTCTTGCAGAATCCCAGCCTCTGGTACAGCTTTAAACTTATAGTAGTATGACTTTAATCCATCCCAAATATCTTTATGTGATGTAAATAGATCGTCTACGTTATCAGCAAGAAGTGTACTAATATCTTTATTCTTACATACTGCTGAGATTAGCTCTGCTTCTGTGTTCACTCTGGCCCGCCTTGCTCTACCATCTTCTTCGTTTCTTGTAATAACAAACGACGCTTTTCTTTATCTTTTTCAATCTCAGTTTTTGCTGTATCCATTTTATCAAAATTATATAAGAAAAACTGAATGGTATGTCCGTGCTTAGTTAAATGAAAATAGTATTCAAGCAACTCTTTCGCACGATCAAATCCTACACTATCAATGACATCTTGCATAGCCCATTTTTCACGAAACTTATTAATTGATGGCGCTTTGCCATATTTCTCTTTGTATAAATTTTGAAATAAAGACAGAAGGATATAGGGCTCTTTGCTATTTGCCACTCTTTAATTCTTCCTCTACTTCTTCTGTTTTTTGGATTAATTTACTTTCAACAAAAGCATATACTCTTTCTGTTGCCGCATCGACTGTTTCTCCCTGCCTTACATCATCTTCTATTCCGACGCCAATTTTAATGCTTTCATAGTTGCCAAGATTTCTAGTAAAAGATAAATCTACTTTAACTCTTGTTGTCATTTTTATGCTCCCTCATGTGTCTAGATAAACTGTCGTGTGCAAAAATTCCCCAACGTAATTCCCATTCTTTATTGCATATAGAACATTGAATGGTCCTTGACATCATTCCGCCTTCCATACAGGTACAAATTTTCCTTCTGCTGTTTTAGTATACAATATTAAGTTTGTTTTGAGAAGAGCTAAAATTTCTGCTCTAGAAGGAATCTCAGAAGAATGACCAGAGTCTAATATGTATTCATGTATACCAAGTATGTCAGACTGGTTAAACATATACTTTGACCATTTTGACTCAATACCGTTCCCTATTGAATATATTTTTTGAGGAGTTTTTACTTTACCCTCTAAAATATAATCATGTATTGTTACTCTATGTTTATTTAAAATTGATGCAACTTGCGTCATTGTATACGCAGATTCCATATTTTTTTCAACTTGAGAGTAAGAGTACATAACTCTTTTCTTATCTTCATATACCCAAGCAACAAGTTCATCTTTTGCACGAGATGATCTTAAAACTTTATGTATTTTATTATTTAAGAAGAAATAGAGAAAAGCTTTGCGTACATGGTTTCTCTTCTGTCTAGCCATTTTGCCAACGCATTCGTTTCTTTATTAATCATCCATCGTTTTCCACACATAATGCAAAACAATTCCATATGTAGTTTTTGAGAAAAAACTCTATCAATAAAAACTCGTCCATTACATCTTTGACACCACATTATAATGTAAATACTTTCCCGTCGACTACGCAAGAGTAGTCTGGCGATACGTGAATCATTTGAATATGAGGATAATCATTTACAATATGTGCAACTGCAAATCCTTTTTGCCAATCATGATGCTGTGTGTACTTCATGCCTGGACCCTTTTCGTCACACATGTGGCCAATCTCATATCCACGAAGAGTTTCCCCTTCTCCGTTATTTCTAAGCTCATACGTTACCATGTGTGAAGCAATTCTATGGGAATGTCCACGAATTAAAGACACCTGCATATCTTCCATATCTTTTCTTGCCGATCCAGTCGCTGCAATTGAAAGTCCATGATGTACGTGAATGTCTCCAAATCGTCGCTTAGGCAACTCGTCATAATAAATATATTCATATCCAAGGGAGTCTAATGACCAAAGAGCTTCTGGGGTTACTTCATTAATATAGTCTGGAAGCTTGGCGTCTACGTAATTAAAAATACGTATATCGTGATTTCCTAAAGCAGAGAATAGCTGTGCGTTAGGGAGCATCTCTCTGGTCTTAGCATAAAAGTCTCTGGCACCTTTTGCCTCATGTCTCATCATAGGGACAATAAGATCACGGCTATCATTTTTATGAAGCTGCATAAATTCAGCTGATCGACCTTCAGTGTATTTGCTATAGCATGCTTGATCATCTGTATCTCCAAGATAATCAACGACATCTGGTTTAAACCATTTCATTACCTTAAACCAAAGCGCAATCATTTTATCATCCTGATATGGGAATTGCTGGTCGGATGATAGCATCCACTTTAAATCGTTACTCATAGTTAGCCTTAATACGAAAAAAGCCACGGGTACGTGACTTTGATGTTACAGTAATTGTAACATATTTTTGTGTGGTGTCAACTAGGCTGTAGTAGCCATGTACACTGCAACCCATTCAAAATGAACTGAGCCAGTGGATTTAGTTTCTTGATAATAAGAAATTCTTGCATTATTTTCATTTATCTGATCGACGTGATAAAATAATGAAATTGCTTTTGTACTTGTATATCTTGGTGTAACTACAATGTTTGGTGCTCCAGGAAAACGTGCTGCAGAATAATCAATACGTACGCTCTTAGATGTATCTCCAGATGGAGCTAATGCTAACACCTGTGTGCTATCGCCATAAACCATAGCAAATTTTGATGGCTTAGTGCCATCAGTTGATGCACTTGTTAAAGGAATTTTTTTATTTGTATCAACAATAAATTGATACAGCAAAGACAACTTTTCACTTGTGAGTGGGTCGCCGTCACTAAAATTTAAATTTGGTACTGGTACCGTTGCATCTGCCATTTTTACTCCTAATTACCTTTAATTATATTTTGAACTTCTTCAACATAATTATCTTTTAACTTTTCTTTTTCCGCAGCTTCATCCATTAGTTGCGTTATCTCTGCCCTAAGAATAGCACTTTGAATTTCATAATTTGAAACTAATTCGCCAATTCTTTGTTGCAAGGCAGTAATTACTAAATCTGCTTTCTCTGCCAATTTAATCTCTATTCTGTCAATGCAGCAACTGCAGTTAATTCTGCATTGAGTGCTGTGATTTGTTTGCCTGTTTCTTGAATCTGAGATTCAACTGAGGTAACGGTCTGTGTATTTGGAACAGTTTTTGCATTTTCTTGCAAAAGATCCATTTGAAGATTGTACTCATTATACTTTAAGCTCTTGATGTGAGCAGATATAATATCAGTCTTTTCCTGCTTTGTTAAGATTGTCATTGTCTTCCTCCTTTTATATTATAGCATGTGCGAGTAATATCTGGCAAGCTGTTTATTGCTCTACAGACACTATCTCTAATTGATTATTCATTGCCTCTAGGGACATCAAGTTTTCGCTTTTTAGAAAATTTAATTCCTGTATATAGCTTTCGGAAGGAATGCTTTTAGCCTCTTCCTCTTGAATTGCCAGTTCTAGATTGTATATTGTGCCTTCAATTATTATAATTCTATTTCCAATAATATCTAGCTTTTGTTCTTTTTTTAACATGTTATTCTCCAATCTAACTATTCTATCATTTTTATTTAGTTAATACTATACTCCAGTAGCATTAGTTGGTCCAGTTTTAACTGTTCCTACCCCATCTGTATACCTTGCTCTTACTTTTAGCCACCTTGGATTTGATGCGGCATTTGTAACTGTAAGGGAAAGTGTTCTTGGGCTTGCAGCAACAGAAGTAAAGGCTCCAAAGCCAGATGTTCCATTTGTTGAGCTGACAGAGTAGTCGTATCCGACTAATGTTCCGCCAGTTACTGTCGAGGCTGTCCAAGACCAGCTCTTTGTATTTCCAGAATTTCCAACAAACGTTACAGTCGGGGCTGTCGCTGAGTTTGTATTTGGCGTCCAAATTGCATATAGGGTAACATTTGCATTTAAAGGGTAAGATCCTCCAGCAGAATATGATGTTCCAGTATCAGTTGGAGAAGTGCTCCAATAAACAAATGTAGCATTAGCTCTTGTAAATGAATTTGCTCTAAGTGTTACAGATCCATTTCCAGTTGTTGCCGTAGTTGTTCCAGTACCTCCATTAGCACTGTATGTAATTGTATAGCTAACAGGTGCCGAAGTCCATTTTGCATACAAATCAACTGCTGCTGTCGGAGTGTAGGATGAACTTGCAGCATAATTTGTACCCGTTCCTGATGTATTTGTATTCCATCCTCCAAATATTAATGTCCCGTTTGTTCCAGCGCCTGCTGGGAGTGTGACAGAGCCACCCTCTGTTGTTTGTGTGACAGACGTGTTGGCTGCGTTTCCGCCATTTGAAAATAAATTAACTTTATATAATGTTAAATTTACCCATACAGCATATAAAGGTGTATCTGCTGTTGGCGTCTGGCTGGAGCCAGAAGTATACGTTGCAGTTGTTGCAGTACTGGATGTACTCCATCCAAGAAACTTTTTACCAGAATATGACATTGTACCAATTGTTGCTAGCGTGACTGCTCCTCCAAAAGACGTCTGTCTTGCAGAAGATATATTGGGTGATCCAGATGCTCCGTTTGCAGAAAACGTAAATGCATATAATGGCCGCCAAACAGCATATAGAGTTATATTTGCAAGTGGAGTATATGTATTTGATAGTGTCGGAGCATTTCCAGTCTCAGACCACCCAGCAAAAATGCTATTTGATTTTGTCATTGTTCCAACTGAAGCAAGTGTAACTGATGCGCCAACTGATGCTTGAGTTACGCTTGCAGATGAAGGAGACCCTGTTGCTCCATTAGAATTAAATGTAACCGTATATATGCCTTGTGTTGTAAAAGAATAAACTATTGGATCTCCAGGTTGAGATAACGAATTGTATGGGGTCACAGTAAGGGTATATTGAGTTGAAGGAGTTAGGGTTGTAAACGCAAGATATTTACTTAAGGTTTCTGTTCCGCTTGCTTTTAAAGTATTGTCGCTGGTCTTCCTTAAAGCATACTGATAAGATGACATATCATTGCTACCAGTTGTAATTCCAACGGAATAAGTTGTTGATCCAGGGATTATATCTTGTTGATATGGAGGGAACTGCTGTGTTCTAAAATAAACAAGTGGCTTTGCATATTGATTGGCAGCAGCAACTATTCTTGTATATCCATCATCATTTGTTCCATACGTAACACCGCCAGCTATTAAAAAAGCTGCGGAAGGTATTGAAGTAAAGTACTGTCCGACTGAACCCAAGCTTCCATCTAGGTAAATTCTAAATCCATTATAACCAGAATATGGAGCCACTCCAAATCTTTGATATGCTTGATCTAAGTACAGCCCTGGGCCTGTAGAGGGGGCTGGCATGGAAGCTCCAACTCTTATGTAATTGATATCAACATAAGATTGATTTGTATAAAATTTCATTTGATAGTCTATTGCGGTAGTAGAATTATTTTCTCCGCCAAGATTATATGATGTAGAATATACAACAAAGCTTGATGCATCAGACCAATACTTTAAATAGCCGTAACCAGTTGTCTCTGTTGTTAAGCCTTGTCTTAAATCACGCAAGTATGCTGCAATTAATCTGCCAAGTCTTGGTAAAGAATATTCTGCAAATTGTTGTTGTAGATTTGTGCTTGGTGAATCTAGAAGACCTACATAACCATTTGTAGATACATATAAGTCTTTACCGAAAGCAAATGAATAGTCTGCTGGCACTGTAATATTTACGTTGTTCACTGAAGAGGTTGTTGATCCAGCAATTGCACCCGCTCCAGTATTTGTAACTGTTAATGTAAAATTATGCAGACCGCCAGTTCCCATTGGAGTATATATCTGCTGTACAGCTGAGGAGGTGGGATAAAATTGATCAAATGGATTAGTTGATGCACCAGTCCATGTTATTCTTGCAGATGCAGACGGGTCATCAGCAGAAAAATTAGATATATAATAAAATGCTCTTACTCCACCAGTCACAGTAAATGTTGTAATTGTTGGAAGTTTGTATAAAACCTTTGATGAGTCTTGAGGCGCATTTCCTCCAGGGAATACTCCAGTTCCTCCGTATGCAAGTTTTGCGTATCCGCTTGTGCTTTCTCCATTGGAATTAGACGCCCAAACAATTGGTATTACGTTTTGTGTTTTATAAGAAGATGCATCAAAAGAACTGCTTGTGGCTCCATTAATTATTGACCAAGAAGATCCATAAATTGCAACAGTTGTTTCAACATACCATTGATATCTATAGGATGTCGGAGAGTTTGTCCATGTGCCATTATTAGTAATTGTGAATACATAGCTATTTGGATCTCTAGAAACAACTACGGTGTTTATTGTAGCCTTTGGCAAGGCTCCAGTAATTACAGCAGTTGGATCAGATATTACCGTTGTAGATCCGCCAGAATTTGTTGCAGTAATTTCAACTTTTATTGTATGTCCTTTATCTGCCGTATCAATTGTATAGGATGAACTATTATTATTATTTGTTGCAAGTGCACCAGTATCTCCCCATTTCCAGACATAAGCATAGGTGTCTGGTGTGGTGTCACCAGCAATATCTGTTAGAGTTTTCCATGTCGATGATGCAGTTAAAGTATTAAAGACTTCTGTTACTCCAGTAATAACTGGCTTACTGTTTGCATTTGTATTTACTGGTGCGTACTTATTTACAAAAACTGCGTCTGCGGCAACTGTTGAGGACTGGCCAGTTCCGCTGCTTGTAGCAGTTATAAAAATAGATATCCATTTTTTATCGTCTGCAGCAACTGTTGTATAGGTTGCTGATGTTGCACCAGAAATTGAAGAGTAGGTTCCTGGGACCCCATTGTTATCTGTAGCACGTTTCCATTGCCTTGCGTATGAGTTTGTTCCACTTGGTGCAGTCCATGAGCCAAGTGAACCAGATAATGTTCCAAACAAACGATCTGATCCAGTTATTTGTGGCTTGCTTGTATTTCCTGGCGCATTATTTTTAGAAAAAACCTTAGTCCATGCAGCAGATGCCTTATAGTAAATATTATTTATTTCAGTCCAAACACCGCCAGACTTATAATAAATTCTTTTTATTTGATTCCAAGCACCAGATTTTCTATATATAGACATAATTAATTCACATTCGTACTAAAATATATGTCTCCGTCAACACCAAATGATGCACCCGCCATAGTAGTACTACTATTTGCTCCAGAATAGTGTTGTGCTCCTAAATACTGTAGCCCTTGATCCGTAATAACTAGAGGTCTAGCAGGGACAGAGTCTCTTAATGCATGTGTACCTCTTTCTGTTGATTGATAGTTTACCCATTGTACTGCTGGTGCAGAAAATCCACCAGACCAACTAATAATTGCTCTTCCTACCCCAGGTGACGCTGTAATTGCAAATGTTCCAGCTGCAACTCCAAGATCTGCTCCAGGTCTAAAAACAAGATCTACTGGCGTAATGCTCACCGATGATCCTGGATCTGATACTTTTAAATTTGCTGCCGAACCCCAGTTTATGAATGTACTTGCAATTGATGAGGTAAGTGAAAGCACACCATTGCCTAAAGATGTTGTCACCGTTGCAGTTCCTTGTAATCCAGCATCTACGTATCCAGTAGTTGAAAATGCACCAGATGCAATTATATTATTTGTTCTGATAGATCCGTCTGCTGCATTAATCAGTACGTATTTTTCTCCTTCTTTATTATATGCATAAATACCATTTGATAATGAAACTCCTGGTACTGCAACATATGCGGTGCTTAATTTTCCAATTTCAATTCCTATTGTTGGAGTTGGTGAGGCTGGGTCAGTTACGTTCCATTTTTGTACAACTCTTAATTGTCCAGGTATTTGAGTTGTATTATCTGTTTTTGAAATTCCGCCAACACTTACGGATCCAGTAAAGTTTCCAGAGTTGGCATTAATTTCTCCAGTTACTGTCAGTTTTGTTCCATTCCAATATACAGAATCTGTAGAGCTTCCTATTTTTATTCTTGCGGTATTATCTGTTACCGTGTTACCATAAATATACCAATAGTTACTTGGACTTAAATATAATCCTTTGTTAAAAGCTTCTCCACCAGGACCAACTCCATATCCAAGCTTCATATCACCAGCACTTATATACTTTGTATCTTTAATCGAACCAGAGAATGCTGGCACTGTTACTGAGGTTGTTTGCCATGTAGAGTTTACGTTGTCATATTCATCATATGTGCTTTTGCCAACTTCATAAATCTGTCCAGCTAAAACTCCAAATAAATTAGCCGTAGTAGTAAGCCTTCCAGGCACAGACATGTACTGATATGGCTCTGTGGAGTCTTTTATTCTCCAGCGAAGTTTATATCCTAATGTGGTTGTATCTTCTTCTGCTAGCCAGCTAAACTGTACCTTATAATTAAAATCAAATAAACCGTTGCTATCTACCGCTGGGGTGCCAGCGGTTATTGGTTTTGCATTAGAAGGGGCTGCCGCATCATATCCACTTGGGTCAGCCGCCTTTACTTCTTTGTAATTAGAAAATGTAGATGTAGTTCCATCTTTTCCAACAAATCTAATTTTTACATATTTTTTACTAAGATCCGCAACATGCTTAATTATTTGAGGGCTTTGTCCTCTTACTATTTCTGCAAATGTTCCAGTGGCTGTAGAGGCTTCGTAAACTTGAGCATAATCAAAATTTTCTTTTTGTCCAGGAGTAAGCATTGCTACTCCTAATGGTGAAACATAATTTAAGTCCCAGCCAACAGTATATCCATCAAGTTGTGATACAGTACTCCATGCGCCATCTGGTATTGTTACTGCTGAAAGTCCACTCGCAGAGGCTGCTGTTGTAAACACTATTCCAGTGCTTATGCCATCTTTATTTACTACCTGTATCTTGCCAGTATATTGTGATGGTAAATATTTAGCATTATCAGTTTTTCTAAAATGCTCTCTTGCTATTGCCTCGGTAAGAGTAAATGTTTGAGACTTATTGTTCTTGTCAACGTTTTGATTAAAAGTGTATGCAGTTCCATATGTAGAATCTGTAAGCGTTATTTTAAAGCTATCAGCACGATTGACTGCAACGCCTTTAATTATTGACTCTGGTCTATTGAATGTTATTTTTAATGTTGTATTGGCCCAAGAGCTTACAATGCTATCAACTTCTGGTAATGTTATTGCCTGTGTTTGAAAATCTTTTGCCACTGACCATTTGCCATAAGTGCCATCTTCCCACTGCCATCTAAATATAAAATTATATATTCCATCAAATATAGATGATTGAGGGTCTAGGTCTGGTACTGTTATTAGGTAGTAGTCAGTGTTTTCAATTCTTGAATTAACATCTTTTAAATCATCTGGTGTTGCAACCATACTATGACCAGCCTAAACTCAAATGATATTCTATGTCTAATTGTCTTCCAGCAACTTTTGTTATAGGCGATGTTAACGTAGATCTGCTAACCAATCCATATGCTGGATCAAATGTGTCCTCATCATTAATTCTTAATGCGTCTAGATAAACAGCACAGGCTGATGATGTGCTTGCTCTATTTACCTCTACGCCAATTTTATAAATAGATGAAGCAATCGGAGACCCAGAAGAATTGGCAAATACATTAGACATGTTAATTTCTTGAATTTTATTTCCAGTGCCAGATGTTGGTGTAAATGTACCATAATAATAATCAGTATTTGAGCTATAAAATTTTACCTTAATGTTGCTCAAGTTTGTATCACTTCTATAATAAGCAATAGATAATGTATCATTTCCGCTATACCCAGATAAATCTAATGAACCTAGAGTTGTTAGATATTCATGGCTTGCTATTGAAATATCAGTAAAATCAATATTCATTAAATTTGAACCAATCCGAGCTGGAACTATGGAGGTTAGTGAAGGGGTGTTATTATTTAAATCAAACCAGTCATAGTTATTTTCAAATGTAGTAATAAATTTACTATCAAAGTTATTTTTTGAAAGTCTAGACCCTGGATATATCCCTATCTCATTTATTACCCCAACGATATCTTGAGGCAAAGTAGTTTTATATGCAACTCCATAGCTGTAGGTATTCCCGCTAGCCTGTATGTCTATACTGCTGATGTCAATAATTGATTTATAGAACTCAAAACCAAGTCTACTATTTGTATCTGATGCTGCGTAGTCTGAGGCTCCTGCTATTCCTACGGCCATGCTTTTATTATCAAACGACACATTACCAGCAATATAATTTGTTAAAAACCTTTTACCAAATTTAGTTATAACATTTTCAGATCGACAAATCTCTTTGCCATCTTCGTAAAATACATATGTTCCCTTTATCATGATCCACCCTCTTGAGCAACTATTGATTTTGCTGCGTCAACTCCCTTTAAATTTTTTCCACTACTGTTATAAACTTTTATCACTATTGCAGCTCTAGTTTTTCCTGCTTCATCTATATACAAGTAATTATCAAATTCAGATATATCTTCTAGCTGTGGTACATCGTTTGGTTCATTATTTCCGCCTTCTTCATCTTGTACTGCTTGAGATGAGAATCCGCCTTGAACATTTCTTGCTATTAAATTAGCAAATCTTGGGTCAATAAATTTTGTATCAGGAGAGTTTTGATATAGAGTAATTAATTCTATACCAGATGTCTTTTTTTGATTGCCGCTTGATACCATAATATTTATTATACCATTTAGCTAACCAAGGTTCGGCAGCTAATAGTAGTCTCCAATCCCATAGAATATGTGTGGGAAATATTAGTTATTACAAATTTTTGAGTGTTATATGAAAGACCATTATATTCATAATCTATTGCTATTATGTCTCCAATAGAAAGAAATGGGTTTCCAAAAATTGTTAGGTTTATAACTTCTTGTTTTTTTGACCATACTGACTCTATCCAGTTGGCTAGGGCGATTGCGTCAGATTCTTTTTGTATCCATGCCGATGCAAATGAGACTGGTTCTTGGACAGCATATTTACTCAATTCATGATTGGTGTACTCTGAAGATCCAGTCTGATTAATTGTTTTACCTAACACATAAAAAGATGTAGATGCTCCGTCATCTAAAGGAATAGATGTACCAGAATTATTTAAAACGTATACCTCTGCCCCAAATGTGCTCAGCTTACTATAAATAACATTTGCCAACTGATTAATGGAGGTGGATGCATATAATGGATATGCAGCTTGTGGAGGAGATGAGTATTTAGTATTTATATATCTAAGTTCTCTTGCAACCGTTCCAAATTCTTCTAGGAATCCGCCTCTAGGAATTTCTGTCTGTAAATTTACTGATCCAGTTATTGCTTCTGACAATAATGATTTTGTTATTAGGTCTGAAAACTGTCCGTTGTATACAGAAAATAGTTTTGATTGGTCATAGTAATCTTTTGCAATTGGTATGCCATAGATATAATCAAAATTAATAGTTCCAGTATTGCAAACTAAAGTTACTGTTTTATCTGGTGATGGTATGAGGTTGTCTGGAGATTTGCCATTAGTAGATAAAAGATACTTGTCTACTGCCGATATTTGGAAGCCATTTATATATGCTTTTATTTCAACGGTTGCTGGCTTTGATAATGAGACTGGTGACTGGGGTGGAGTGTATTTAACAAACACATCAATCTTATAAGACTCTAAATCATAAACCCCATTTAAAGAAGATGTTGAGGCTGACTGGCTATCTGGTAATGTCTGTATTACTCCATTTTTTATTATTCTAATTTTAAATTCTTTTGATCCATACGCAGCAGCATTAGATGTGGTATCTATATTAATATAATATCCATTAAGGCCTGTGTCGTCTGCAAAAAACATAAATCCACCAGACGCATTTCCAGTATCGATATTGCCATCAAAAAATAATGTTGTTCCAAATGCATAATATGTGCTTGTGGTATCAAGCCCAGCAAATTTTTTATATGCAATAGAATATTTTTTTATATCTTTATCATTTGGATCTTTGCTTAATACATATAAAGATTTATTATTTGTAAATTTATCTTTCTTTGTCGATGTTCCTGCTTTAATGGCCGTTGCAGTTTTAAAATCTGTAGACTTTGCTGTCCACGAGGCAACTTGCGAATCTGATGCGGAGTGAGCTGCTGGAGTTGTATTAAAAGCTCCTCTTGTTTTTATTCTATAAGCCTTACTGCTTTGGAAGTCAAGGCTATTCGGTCCAGCTAAAGATCTGTACCTTTTTATATCAGACTCGCTCATTATGTCAACGGATTGCTGGGCTCCGCCAGCTAACGGAGTATAGATATATTGTATTGCATCATATTCTATAACTTCATTATCTACTACTAAATATCCGTTATAAGAATTTAATGTAGTCATTTGTTCAAATGAACTTGCTATTGGATTTAGCCAAATATATTTTTGAGATCCAGCAACAATTTCATCGGTGTCTGGGTTGTAAGAGGACTTATCTGTTGCGTTTAGATCTAATATTAATGCGGATGCTGACAGAACAGATGTGTTTGATCTCCATAGCGGAGCAGCTGACTTATCATAGTTTGAAGTTGCAACAGCTTGCCAAGTTATTTTTACTTGATTTGCTACTGGCAATACTTTTTTATTTAAATCAATTATATTTGGCCTATATACTTTTGATGCAATAGTTTTTTGTAATTGTGTAAAATTCCAAGCAACAGTTTTATTTGCACTGCTATACATATACTCTCTTGTATAAAATTGTAAAATATTATTTTCATCTATAACTGCTGTCATCTGAACGTCTCTGCATAGCTCTTGAATTACTGACCAAACTGTTTTTGTCTCATCGCTCCACCAAAAATCTGGGGTTATAATTGATTGATCATTCTCTGTTAAATTAAACTTGTATGATGTAAATCCAATTGAATCTAGTAGCGTTCTAAGTATGGCAACAACAGAGTAGTTGTCGCAAAGTATTGGTGGCGCTATAATTTCTTGAAGTATTTTTGCTGCGTCTAGGCATACAAGATTTATATCATTAAACTCAGACATAGTCCAGTTATCAACAAAATAAGTTCCTTGATATAAAATATCATATTTATCTAAAGATTTAAAAGTTGGGTCCGCAGTTCCATAAGTTCCAGCAGAATGATATATCTTTAAAAAAGGCTTTACTTCAACTTGCTTGTACATATATATTTTTGAAGCATCAAAAGCAAAGGCATCGTCTTTTAAGTAATTAATAATTTGTGGCGTAGAGGTATTATACTTATTTAAATTTAAAGTAAATGAATTTGCGCTTACGTATCCGACAGGCAAAACATCTTCTGACCCAGATGAAGCTTCCTTTGTAAAACTAAAATCTACAACAGATGAGGATATATCTTTTACCCATCTTGGTGAAAATTCTGTTACTGCAACATACCCGCCGTTAGCGGCTGCCGTAAATGCGAGCTGTATATTTGTATACTCTTTGTATGCATTTGGGTTTAAATCACTTTCATCTAACGACCAAGATGTTCCAGTATAATATAAGTTTATTACACCAGCATTGTAAGATCCAGCAACAAAACCTGGTATGTTTGTTGAGGTTCCTGTTTTAATTGTTTCTAAAGCTCCATTATTTAATTTTGCAGAAATAGTCCATGTTGCTGGTTTATCGTGTGAGACTTCAAATTTAGCAACTATTTTATTCACAAGTATTGTTTTAGGATATGTAATTGAAAGTGGTGTTAATCCAGTGCCTTGACCCTTTTCGCTAATCCAATATTTATATGAAGTGTCTTTGCCAGGTATATAAATTCTATAATTTAATGGGGTTGTGTTATTTTTTGGGCTTCCCCAGCTTTTTGATGGAAGGTCTCCAAGAATTGCATACTTGATACCAGATGTTATCGGTCTAAACGGCTGTATCACACTGTCTATTGGAAATAATTTCTTAAATTTAACATACGTAGCTGAGGTATATGCTGGACCAGTCACGCTAGAATCTTTTAAATTGGTCATCAAATTCATATTGTATTCTATGTAACAACCAGCGGCAGTCTTAATAACATTATCTTTTATAAATAAATCTTTAACTACTGTGTCATTTGAAGCAGGTGTTGTTACTAGCATTAGACTTCTTCCATTGTTAAGGATACATTCCAAAATGGTTGAAGCCCTCTTTTTAGTAGCGTAAATGATAGTGTAGATATAACAACATTAAATTGTTCGTATCCAGCGCTCTCTTGATTTGTTCCATCTTTCGCTAAATTAATTCTAATTAAAAATTCTTTTTGTCCCTCTATTGAGTTATAAAAATATCTAAGATCTTCAGCACCCCAGCAGTTATCTACAGTTAATGTTCTATACGCTGGCAGCATGTCCCAAGAAACAGAAAATATTCTTTTATCTTTAATAAAAAATTTTCTTAAGCTTCCGTCCGCCATTCTAATAGATTTTTCATACCTCGTGGTCTGTATAGCTATATCTGATCTATTATGTTCTGTAACCTTATTGTATTTTAGAGTACCGTCTCCGCCATTTACTGCCCAGTCAGTTGCATATATCTGCAGGGCAGATCCTCTAGGCATGGTGTTTCTAGCCATTATTAGTTACCCCCACTCATAGATCTTTGTCTTCCATACATTGCTTCTCTCATCATATTCTTTTGGTCCAACATGCTAACTACCATTGTAGCAATAGTTTTTTCATCTTGTCCAGGTTGAGCATTGACAACTAGCCCTCCGACATCATAATGATGAACTGCGCTATTGTTTGAATTGGGCATCATTGATTTATTAATAGATACAGAAGGGGCAGGTAAATTATATTTAGCTTTATTTATCATTCCGCCAGTAGCAAATTTAGTTTTATTTGACCAATCTTTGGCTTGTGGGACCATTAATCCGCCCATTGCCTTACGAGGAATTTCTGTAGAATCTCTGAGCAAAGCCATAATCTCTGCTTCAATTTTAGAAGATTTTAGATCTGACTTGGTTGCTTCTATTCTTGCAACAATATCTTTAACTTGCTGGCTAGTTATGGTGTGTTTTTTTATTGCTCCAATTGAATTCTCTACTGTGGTATACGCCAATGCATCTGTGCCTAGCTGGTTAAAATCCTGTACTCTGGTTGGATTGTCTGATACTGATGTTCCTATCTCTGGGATAGCAACTCTTGTTCCATTCCTATGGGCAATTGCCTTTATGCCATTTTCTGCTAGCCATGGAGAAATGTCTTTAAAATATAGTTGAAAAATCTTATCTCTAAGTGCTCCAGTGGCTGAGGCATGGGGGTATCTTCCGCCTTCTTGTCCTATTAAACTTGATATTACAAAATCTTTTGACTGATGGTCTTGAAGTGCAATTTTACCCGACTCTATGTCTCTTAACAATTTTGCAAATACAAATGGTTGCTGCGAAGCTAATGTATTTGCATTGTGTCTAAGGTCTATTACATCTTCTTTTTTTAATGCAGACTGAATAGAGTAAACTGAATTATCTGGAGATTTTAAAAGATAAGCTAGGGCTTGCCTGTAATCTTCTGCGGCAAACATTTGGCCACCGTACCAGCTATTTAATCCAGTTCTATTTTTTAAATCAACTTTACCACCCGTGGTTGGTAGGTTTCCTCCATGGAATAAAGATTTGGTTAAAAGTTCTTCTAATGACGATTCTGACCTAGTCAGAGGAGCAGTGTAATTGAATGTTTTGTTTAGATGAAGCTGATCAGCAATGCTATCTGCGGTGTGATCAGTATGTACTCTTAAATTTTCAAATCCAGGTACTTTTTGCGCTGCAAGGACTGCAACTTCGTGTTGAGTCAATGTTCGTGGGTCTGGTTTTTTTGCTAAATAATGTCTTGCAAGTATTTTTTGGTATGTTTGCAGTTCCCAAGGTTTTATTTTTGTTCCTGTACTTACAGTGCCTTTTGGCAACATACTTGGATCAAGAGCAGGGAATTGTCCTCTAAACATTTCCATTGGTGACAATGGGACTGTCGGTACTGCTGCAGAGGCTGCAGCGGATCCTGCGGCGTTAGTTGCTATGCGTCCTGATGAGCGCCATGGAGTAAAGAATGTAAGCGCACCAGCCCAGTCAGTAACTTTGCCAGCAGTTGCATCAAGTTGTCCTATAGGACCCTCTGAAGTTTTTCCAGTAAACGCTCTGTATATTTGAGGTATTCCTGTAAACTCTTGAAAAGATTTATCCTGCTCTTTAGTAGGCTTAGGAACTATATTTTTTGCCAAGCCACTTAGTGCTAGTTGTCCTAGGTATCCTGCTTGACTTAGAACATCCGCTGCAATTGAACCAGTTAATGATTGATTTGCTTGATTTTTAAATTTATTCCAAAGCCCTGCTACTCCATGTTTATGTCCAGCTTCTGCTAATCCGCCCTTATGGAAACCAATCATGTTTCCGCCGCCACCGCCAAGTAATCCACCAGTCATTGCAGATGCGCCAGAGCCAACTAATGGAGGAGTGTATTTGTCTATTCCCATTCCTGGACCAGATGATTTATTTGGTTGCTCGGTCATTTGATGCCAGTAGTCTGAGTGCTGTGCAAATTTACCGCTGAATGGAAGTCCTGGTATTTCTGTTCCGCCCCAGATGTCTTTACCATTTGAAGGACTATATCTTAGCTCGCCCCACCTTCCAGTCCAAGGACTTCCTGTTGGCTTTCCATTGCTCCAGTAGTTTGGTAGATCTGGGCGCCATGGGAAATATTTAAGTTGTGGTTTTGCTGGTTCTCCTGTGTGCTGGTGCCCAACTTGTCCACCTCTATGGAATCCCATTGGAATCATGGCTGCAGTTATTGCGGCTTTTGCTGCTTCTAAATTAGCAATGTCAGCAAATTTAATTGGCTTAAATTCACTATCTCCGCTAGTAAGTCTTTGTGTTCTACTTACAAAAGAATCATCAAGTGCTGCTGTGTCCCCAACTTGGAACCCTTTTGCCCATGTTGCAAATCTAAAGTTTTCATTTGATGGGTGCCAACTAGTTTGTCCAAATGCTGGTAGCTGTGTTGCGGTTCCAGTAAGAATTTTACTTGAAAATATTTTTTGTAAAATTGAATCTGTAACTTGAGGAATGTATCCATTCTGATACATTTCTTTAAATATTCCACCAGACATAAGGTCGGCTGACGTTTCAATATTGCTAATACCTTTAGGGTCATTGAGGCCCATTAATGTTTGAGAATAACTCTGCTTTGCATTTAAACTAGACTGCAATGCGTGACCAAATTCATGGAATAAAGTATTTAAAACTTCCATTCTTGAATATGGATTGTTTTGAACATTTTTTGCAATACCTTCTAAAAAGTTTATTGGAGATTGATTTTTAGAAGTTGTTGCTTTTACTGCGTGTAGATCGTCTAATGTTCCTGGTATATAAAGTGGATTTGGATTCAACATTGGATTTAAAGAATTGGCAAGCCCCATTGTAATTGTTCTATTAGCACCATCCCAATTGCCGTTGATGTGATCAGCATCTTCAGCCCATGATTGAGGAGACTGTCTTTTTGTTGATCCGTCTAAAATTTTAGCAATATCTAATTTAGATACAATGCTTTGTCCTTCAGGTAAACTAAGGAGATCTTTATACTTTGCACCATAGTATGTATTTAATAATGCGGTCCAATCTTCCAAATATTTTATTTGAGACTTAGTTGTTTCTCCTATCTCTGATAGTGGAGTTAGTTTTGGATGCTTATGAACTTTTCCACCCTTGTGAAGTCTTTGTGTATTTAATTTATCAAATAAGTCTGTACCATAATGTTCTACTGATGATGCTCTTATTACATACTCACCGTTTGAAAGCATTGCTGGAATTGAATCGGATGTCGCTGTTCCTGGTCCATCTACGCCCCCACCTGGACCATAATGAAGAATTTGACCACCAGTTGCAGCTTTTGGAATATTATTTTTTGGGTTGTATTTAAAGTAATTATATTCTGGATTTTTATTTTTATCAAGAGAATATTCAATAAACTTCCATCCATTTTTTATGTATGCATTATATGCATCATCTGTGTCACCTTTTGTGACTGCTACTTGAATGTTTTTCTTTCCATCGCCTGAAGAGAAGCGCATATAAGTTGCCTCAAATCCAATATCTTGACCCTTAAGTTTTAATTTTTTGAATTCTGTTGGTTCAGAGTAAGCTAAACCAGATGTACCGCTTAACTTATCAACATACAATGCAAATTTGTCTACCCCGCCTACAAATTTACTAGATGCTGTTGCTAATGCATCTGCACTAAGTTTTGCTAATGATGCACCGTAATCACTTGATGGAAGCTTTGCATTATATATTCCACTTGGAGAAAGAGCGTTTGCTGCATTTTTACCAAGGGTTCCATATTTTGTTAGCTCTGCAAGTTGTTTTTTAAATTGAGAATCTAGCCCAGCTATTACTAGTTTCCCAGCTTCTGTTGTTGGGTCTGCTGTTGCTCTTTGGCTAATTAAGCTTGCAATTGTTGATTGAATGGACTGTATTGCTGATAATGTATTTGCTGCATTTTGTGCTGCGGTGGATTGGTTTGTTGCTTTAAGTTGTGCTGCATTCGCTTTTTCTTGTGCTTTTGCTAGAAGAGCATTCTGTATTTTTAAGTCTGCATTTCTTTTTTCTTCTATAGCCGCTAGTGCTTGAGTTTTATTAGTCTGAAGGACCAGCTGCCTAATTGAAAGCTGTATTTGTGCTGCATCTTTTGTATTTCCAGTAGCGATTGCATCTTGATAGTCTAACTGCAATTTCTTTAATTGTATTTTTGCATCTTCTGTTGATGTCTGTTGTTCTAGAGCTCTCTTTCTTGCATCAGCCTCATCATTAATTGCAGCAATTTTTTCTTGAATTGATTTAATTTCTTCTTTATTCCCATCAGCTGCTTTCTTTGCTGCCGAAGTTGACGCCAGTGCTGCGGCCAATGAAGCTTTTTTATAATGATTTACTAGAGTAACTAGCGCTGTCAAGTTACCAGATTGAACTTGTACTCCCTGTTCGTCGGTTCCAGTGGCCATGGCTAAGGCTGCGCTGTCGATTCCTTCTTTTACAAGAAGCATTGCCTGTGCAGTTTTACTATTTACTGCACTTAAGTCTCCGCCTATGCCTTGTAAAACAAGTCTCATTTTAGCGTAGGTGCCAGCAATAGTATCGTTCTTATTTAATATTCCAATTAATAATGGGTTTTGTTCTTGAAGAGCCTTTAATCCATCTTCGCCTAGCTGTACGTTTCCTTGTTGCGTGGAATGTATTTGCTTAAAAGTAGCCTCGAGTGCTTCAGCTTCTGTTATTACTTTACCAGTTTCATCTTTTGTTCCGATCAGGGCTTTGGTAGAAGCATCTACTGCACTTACCATAGCTTCAAATGATGAAACAATTACTTTTGCGTCTAAATCGGATTTTATTGCTTTTGCTAGGCCTTGAACGGAAGCTGTTGCTGCTGTAGACTTGTCCTGTATGTCCATGAACGCTTTTGTTGAAATTGCATCGGCTGCTTGTCCAGCTTTGTTGGAGGCTGCAACGATTCCATATATTTTTATTGCTGCTTTCTCGGCAGACATTCCTTGAGAAACAAACTGTACTTTTAGATTTGCGGCAGCATCTGCAACTTGATCAAAGTTTAAATCGTCAAACATCTTGACGACATCGGGCATGTTCTTTTTAGCGTCTTTAGTTGCTTTCTTTAATTCTTGATAGCTAAATACTAATCCACCTATACTGGAATTTTTATTTGCCTGTAGTGCAATTCTTCCAGCTTCCATCATTAAGCGTTGCTGTTCTCTTACATCTTCTACTTTTTTCTTAAAGTCTACGTAAGCTATTCCAGCTTGCTTTGCTTGCTTTTCATTTAATTTAAATGAATCAGATTGAGCTTGTATCGCTGCTTGTGCTGCTTTATGTGCATCCCAAAAATATTTTCCTATTAGCAGTAGGGCTGTGAGAATAGCTCCAGGTATACTAAGGCTTTTTAAAATTGATGCTATTCTAAAAATAATTGGACCAATTCTTGCAAATAGTCCAGCTGCTTTTGCTCCTTGTGCTAGCATTAAAGCAAGTATGCCCTTTTCAGCACCTGCTGCTACTCTTGCACCCATGCCAGTTTTTGAAGCCAATGCAGAAGTTCTTGCTGCTTGTGCAGCAGCCTTTTCTGCTTGTTGTTTTGCGACAAGTGCCTGTCTTTCTTGAGCAATTGTGGTTCCATTTCTTTCTGCCAATAACCTTGCTTCATCATTTAACAGGGCTGCTTTTGCACCCTTTTTTTGCATTAGCATTTGTGGCAACATAAAGGGAAGAACGCCAGCCATTGTAGATATAATGCCAGCTATTGCTGGGTTTTTAATTTTTGAAGCTGCGTACATTCCTCCAGCGGAAGCTGCCATTGAAACTGCAAATGGATGATTTCCAAGTGATGCTCCAAATGGTTGTCCTGGAACTCTTCTTGCATTATATCCAGTAGGATTAAATGGACTTAATTCCCTCCAGCTTGTTGGCCTGTATGTTGATCTAGCATACGCATCCGATAATCTTGCTGTTGCTGCACCCTTTAATTCTTTTATTACAATACCGCTAGTCTGTAATGCATTTTTTGCAGCGGTCTGTACCTCTAACAATTTATTTAAAGCAGTTAATTGTAATACTGTTACTCTGGCACCTGCACGAGCATAAGCGTCTGAGGAAGCTGATTTTAATGAAGACGCTGCTGCCATTGTTCCTACTCCTGGCTGCCATCCTCTAAATGGGTTATTGTCATAAATTGGTCTATAGGTTGGCATAGCGTGAATACCAGATACTTGTGAACCTCTAATTTGATAATCAGTAAAGCCTGTGCCTCTTGTACCTGATCCTCTTGTACCAGGTGACTGTTCTCCTTGGAATACCCCTGGTGTGCCTCCTACGGCTACCTGGGAGCCTTTTGCGGACTGTGCAAGTAACCATGTTTGAGCTGCTGCTCTGACGGCTGGGTTGCCGCTTCTAAGGGCTTTCTTGGCCTGTGCAACAGAACCAAATGTATCTGCAGTAACTGGTCCATCGCCAGATCCAGTTCCGTAATATCTTACACCAGCAACTGGTCCACCTGAATTTAATTTATTGTTTGGAATTATTCCGCCATCATGTCTTGGAATAAATAGCTCTGGTCCTTTTTCACCTACAATGTAAGGGGTATTTTTATTTACTGGTCCGCCTGTCGCTCTTCCAGCAATCCACCTCCTAGTCATTGCGGCTGCTCTTGGGTCTCTAGGAGCAAATGTTGGATTTAATTTGCCAACTCTGACTCTTCCAGTTAGTTCGTCTATAAGCAAAACTACAGCCTCTCTTAATTTAGCTGTTGTTGCTCCTCCTTCATGCACTGTGGCAACTCCATTGCCGCTATTAACCCAAATATTTCTTTTGCCTTGACTATTTGGTATGCTGATATCCTTTTTATCAGGATACTTTGCAAAGTATCTCTCTGCTATTCTTTTAGCATTAGCATCAAACCAACCAACACTTTTAGTTACCTCAGCATTTTTTGAGGTAGAATATCTTGTAACTTCATCTGGCTTGGGAATATCTATGCCTAATTCTGTTCTTAATTTTTCAAGCTTTTTTGAAGCAGCAAATATTTTTGCAGAAGCCTCTACATCTTTAAGTGTTGTTAAAACAACTTTTGTTTTTTGTTCTGCTTCTCTAAATGAAAATGCAAATTTTCTAATATCTTCATAATCTAGGGATGTATCATTTAGAAGTCTTTCTTTTGTAGTCTTAAATATTCTTTCCATATCTGGATCTCTGTAACCTGCAGCTGGGTCCGCTGGTGTAGATAGAGATATTTGTGTAAGAAGCTCTGCTTTTAATCTTTCTTTTAATCTTTCATCAAGATTCCATCCAGAAAACATTGTTGTTGCTGGTACGCCTCTTATGTGTCCCAGAGCTTGTTCTTTTGATAAGTTTGCACGGCTTGCTAATCTTAATTTTTTATTTAAAATTCTTGGTAATGTAAGTATTTGGCTATCTTGAATTAAAAATGTTTGTCCTGGGAATTGCAAAACGCTTGCTTGCATGTGTGGAGGCAAAGCATCAAATAGTCTTGGAGCATTTTTAATTTGCTCTCCAGTTAATCTCACATTTCCGCTAAAATGTGCTCCCTCTAAAACCTCACCGCCAGTTAAAAATTTTTGTACTGGAACAATTACTGCTCTACCAGCATTGTAATCTCTAAGCCCTTGTGGGTCTTTTTGAGTTTGTTTTTTATTGACAACAAATTCTCCTGGTGTGAGCATGGCTGGAACGGTGTCGGTGTTTCCAACTCCTGGAACAAAAGCTCCACCTTCTGCTGTAAATATTTCTCCGCCAGTATTTCTTTTTACAATTGGAAGGAATTTTGGTTTAGTTGTTGCAATAGAATATCCTCCGCCAGATGTTCTAACTCCAAGGGCATCAGCAATAGCATCTATAGTTGAGGCAGTTCTTCCTGGTCTAAATAATTCTTTCATATTTGACTTGCCTGTGGCGGGATCAATAATTGGTTGGCTTAACAAAGGTACTGAAGTTAAATTAATTGATCTGCTTTCTATGGCAGCAATTTGTGAAGAAGTCTGTACCATCATTGCTTCTATTCTTGCATTTAAAGCTACAATTTGTGCTTGTGCCTGTGCTACAGTTATTGCACCAGCTTCAAGAGCTGCTACTATCTTTGCTCCTTCTTGCGCTGCATGTGTAGTTAGCTTGGTCATTTCTGGCAATAATCTTTGATAAGAAGTTGACAGGGATGTTGTGATTCCTCCTGTTGCTGAAACTTCCCTCTTTAATAGAGTAAGCTCTTGCTCAGACTGCATTGCAAGCGCAGCAGTCATTGAATGCCACTTAGCTGCTTCTGATGCAATGATTCCAGTTGAAGCACCGTTTACTGAAGTTAGTCCAGGAATTAATGGCATGTCCCCAGTCATATACATCTGTGGGTTTGCGCCAACTTTTCTATTTACTGGTGCTGGATTTGGAACTGTTGAAAATATAGTTTGAGATAATCTTTCTACCTCTGTCATTTTTGAAACAGGATTTAAGTGTGCCATTGACCTTGAATAAGGCTGTCCTATTAATGGGTGTGACGGATCTGCAACTCTTGTTGAACCCTGCAATATTGGAGAGCCAGCTATTGTGCTTATTGTTGGTTGTGCAGCAATATTTGCTGCCAATATCTTTCCCTCTAAATCTTTGTAGGCTGCAGCTAAACCATGAAGTGATGTTTGTAGTGTGGCAGCAGCTTTTGCATCGCTATAAAATGTTTTTTCAATTAAAGATCCAGCTTTTTCTGCAGCCAAAATTTCTGGTGTAAGGTATTTCCATCCTTCTCCGCCTTTAAATAAAGCTTTAAAATGGAATAAACCTTTTACTATATATCCAAAAAAGTTAGCAAGCACACCAGTCAACATGATAAGAGGACCAGCAACTGCTGTTATTCCTCCCAAGAAAGTCAATGCTTTTTTTAATGGGTCTGGGAGTTTACCAAAAAATTTAACAATTCCGTCAATAATATTTAATATTGTTGTACCAATTGAAAGGAAAGAGTTTCCAATTTGTGCCATATCTGCTTTAACTGATTCAAGAGCTCTTTTAAATTTTCCAGATGCGGACTCAGTTATTTGTGCTAATTCTCTAGAAGATAGATTTGCTAAATCTCCTGCAGATGCATTCATTAAATCTAGCACCTGAAGTGTTTGGGACCCCTGCTTTCCAAGATTTGCAAATAAAGCATTTAATCTTGAAAATTGAAATTTGCCAAAAAGCTGTTCGATTGCTTGCTGTTTTTGCAATGGATTTAGTTTGTCTAAGGCTGATTGAAGAGCCATTATTGTGCCAGTCAAGTTACCAGCATTTTTTTCTACTATCTCAGTAAGGTCAATTCCAAAATCTGCAAACATTGCTTTTGCAACTTTTGTTGGATTAATTAATGAAGCAAGAGCAGACTTAAGAGCATTAGCTCCTTCAGAAGCATTAATTCCTCCTTCTTTCATTGCAACCAATAACAATGAAAGATCTTTTACGCTGCCTCCCATTGCTTGAATTACGGGACCAGCTTTAGGTATTGCAGTAACTAAATCATTTAGTGTTGTAGATGTTTGGTTTTCTACTGCGTTTAAAAAATCAATTGATTGCGTAAGTTCATCTGTACTTTGCTTAAATGTACTTTGAATTGCAAGGGTTGCTTTCATTGCTTCTGCATGCTCAACCTCACCAAGAATTGCAAGTCTTGTTGTTTGAACTGTTGAATCTAAGAGGTCTTGGCCTTGTTTTCCAGTCGCAGCTATATCGGCAGCCAGTCCGATTGTTGCAGTATAAGATGCTCCATACTGGGCTGCTAATTCTTTTGCAGTTGCCGAAACTTCATTTCTTATCTTTTTTAGATCGGCTGCGCTTGTAGCAGCAAGTCCGCCATAAACTTTTGTAAGTCTAACTAATTCTTTATCTGCTTCTAAGAATGCTTTTGATGCTGCCTGGCCAAACATTGCAAGAGGCAGTGTCAAGCCAACTGTTAGCTGTCTACCAGCCCACTGTGTATTTTTACCCCAGTTAATTAATTGGTTTGCACCATCTTGCATTACTTTATTTAATATTTTTGCTTGCATTGCAGCAAGCGCTGTTTTGTTTGCTATGGTATCTAGGCCTTGTGCAACATGCACATTATATTGCATTAACCCTTGGGCATTTTTGCCCAAGGGTTGTATGACTGCATTTTGTAATGTTACTTGCTGTTGGGCTAGCTGCCTTATTAGGCCACCAGAAGTTTTTGCATGATCCTGCCAAGTTTTAAAATATCTACTTAATTTTAATTTTCCAGAATCTAAGTTTCTTCCAAAATTTTCTACGTCTGAGTTTAGGGTTACAAAGTGTGTAGCAAATTGTCCAGTACTTCTCATATTTTCTGCGAATGCACGATTCATTACAGAAACTTGATTTTGGAATACTTTGTTTGTGCCTATAACTGTTTGCTGAAGTTGTAGTAACTGGGAAGTTACTGCTGATAGCTGAGATGTTAAAGAAGAGAAGTTGGCAGTAGCTACTATGTTAGTATTAATAAACTGCGGTGCTGACATTTACTACTCCTTCGAGTACCCTAATCCTGCTCCGATACCAAATCCACTTTCTGCTGCCATTTGACCCTGTAGCGAAACAATGTCATCTTTACTGGCTTCTATTCCAAGTGCTTTTAGTCTTACATCATCAAAGGTTGGGCCTTCTGCTTCTTCTTTATCTTTTCCTAACTCTATACCTTGTATAGCTGCTAAGAAAATTCTTTTATCTTCTTCAGTCTTTGTCATAGACTTTAACGTTTGTATTAATTCTGGCATTGAGAGATTTTCTTCTAGTTCTTCATAATTCTTCCAGTGTCCTAAAAGAAAAACATCTCCTTCTAAAGCGGCTAGATCTAGTTCTGACCAGCTAGAACTTGAGCCGCTAGAAGGTTTGGGTCGTCCATCTTAATTCCGCCGCAAACTTCAAGAATGCGATTGATTGTTGGAACATCCAAAACATCTTCGAATGCATCTCTGTCTGCTACTAATTCTGGTAGCTGCTTTTCTAATGCTACTGCACATGCATCAATAAGAATTGATAGTGTCTCATCTTCTGTAGTAACTTCAGATGTCTTCTGAATAGCTGCCATAAACTTTCGAAGCTCTTTAATTGTTAAAGGCTTTAGCTTAACTATTGCGCCATTTTGTAACTTAATTTCTTCTACGTCATATACTGTAGATGCCATTATTTATCCTCCTAGGATTGTCTTAATTATTGTATCATATTCATTTTATCACTACAAGTAGAAAGCCCCTGATTTCTCAGGGGCTTTCTATTAATTAAATTAATTAATCGTTTGCTGGGCTAGTTAGAACACGATCAATAATCTTACCGTATTCTTTTCCTGTGTACGCTGCGTCTGGAAGCAGACGGAATGTAACTGGGAATACTGTTGGATTATTACGTGCTAGTGTAAACTGTGATTGCTGTACTGAAAGCACACGGCGACCATAGTATACACGCTCTGTCTTAGTAGACACTGTTGTTGGAGCATTTCCAATTGCGACTAGCTGGCGCTCTGTTGGTGCAATACCAAGAGCTCCTGCTGCCATTCCAAGTGTCTGGTCTGTACCAGCTGCTAAATCTGCTGAAAGTGTAGTTGATCCCTGACCGAATACTGCAAGAACGTTCTCGAGAGTACCTTCTGCTAATTCTGTAGCGATCATAACTTCCATTGACTCCTTGAAAAGCTTTGCTGTATCAAGAAGCTGATCGACAGTTACTGAACCGTAAGTTGGGTTGTATGTAATCTGAAGACCATTGTTTGTGTAACCTACATTGCGGAACTTTGTTGTTGCTGCATCGAGTGTTTTTGCTGCTGACTTACCTTGCACAAGTGCTACTCCACCAGATGCTCCATCTAACATGTTTTCTACGTAATCGTTATCAGTTGAATCTTTTACTGAAAGATACAGTGGTGATGCTCCTACGAGAATATTTTTGGCTGTATTAAATGCCATTTTTTCGACCTCCTATGTAATTCTTAAATTTTGGTTGGCTAGACCCTTTCCTCTGTTCTAATAATAGTGCACTTGGCACCTAAAAGCAAGTTAAATAAATCTGCCAGCCGAATTAGATTCTCTGGAATACTTAACCTCTAAGACTATATCCGTTCCCAAAAAGCCTTGAATTTCCTCTGAGGGTGAGACTGGGGATATGTCTATCATGGTGATAGTATGGAATTTAAATGTATTTGAAATTTCTCCCGACCTATTTACATCCCTGGCCGATTCGTCCATTCTTCTAAATAGGTCAACCATCAAATTTCTAATCTCGTTTATTTCGGATATATCTGTTGCATATATGCAAAATAATATCTGCTCATCACATATGGCCCAAAGGTCATCATAGGACATCTTTATTTTGTCATAGACAATATGCTTTTTCCCGCTCAAAAATTGATTAAGTTCTGGTTGTTGCTGTACGGGTATGATAGGAATTATTTCTTTATCTAAACTATCAATAAAATAGTCGTGTCTATCAAAAACATTATGTTGTTTTAATTGGGCCCATAGATATTTCCTGATATCCGATGTGACGTCTAGCTTGTAATTTGTCATAATGATCCTCCAAACGCAGCTGCCACTGATGCATCAGCCTCTACTCTAATTTTATTTGCTGCAAATGAGTATTGTATTCTTTTTATGCTTGCTGGTATTTTTAAAGCCTTGGCTGTCTTTATATTAAATATTTTTTCAAATCCTGAATTTTTAATTGATTGACTGATTAGTGGTCCGCTAAACCATCTACTATACTGTAAAGTAAATGCATTTGAGCTTGCTGATCCACCTGGCCTATTTGCTATTACAGATTGTCCTTTTGGCATATATACCGTTTCTCCATTAATTTCAAATACAAGTCTTTCTGCACTCTTTGGGGATATAACCACTGGTTGATTTTTTTCCATAATAGATGCTTTCCTAGAAAATATATATCTTTTATGTTGCCCCTTATTATCATTTGGAACAAACGACCTAGATAGAAGAAACTCTGGTCTTACTTGAAAAGACAAAGTGTTTGAATTTATTGGATTCAATATAAATAATCTTGCTGTAGGGTCTCCAGTTTTTCCCCATTCATAGACATGGTGCAATGACTTTGGTTTCATTCTAGCTTGCGAGTCTACATATAAAGAAAAATCTTTTTCAATTTGATTAAATATGGTATTTTGAAAAAGGCTTTTAAATTTTTGATTTGTTGTTAGCTGGGCAATTACATTAGCCTGAAAGTACAAGAAGGCCGATATCTGTGCTACGTTGCTATCTTTAAGTACGCCAGTTTTAGGTGCGCCAACCATGAGTCGCTCTAGGCCACTTGATACTTGAATTAAAGCTACATTAGATTCCAATTATCTGGTTCTCCGATCTTTTGAGAACTGAATTATATCCAAGTATTGTTCCAAAGGGATCTACAATCGGAGTGGAGCTTGTTACTTCAAAAACTGTTGGCGTCTCTGTTGGAAAATTTAGCTCTTTCCAAATTACCTGATCATTGCTGTCTCTCACATTTGAAATTTTATGTCTATATGTTACTTTTGACTCTGTTCTAAATTCAATAACCTGTTCGTTGATATACTTAGATCCAATCATCTGTCTATCTCCGCTTCTTGAGCTTCCAGAGTTACTTATTATACCCTTTGCATGGCATGGGACTGTGTGAGAATAAGACCATTCTTTTTTTAAAGCGCCTGTGTCCTCATCTTGAATCTCAGATTGGCTATAGATATCTGCCCTCATTACAAGAATAGAGTCTACTAGGTTATTCATTTTATATCAAAACCATTTTGTTTATTGTATAAGGCAATAGTAATTGGTCTACATAGTTATTACCAGTACCAGAAAATGTTGAGCTGTTGTACTCAAACTGCCAGTCAAAAGTACTAATATTTTTTATGTATTTATTTCTCCACACTTTATCTTTAGAGAAATAGTCTTTCATTAATTCTACGCAAGCTACCTGTATATTATTAGGAACATGCTCCCAACCAAAAACTGCTTGTATCACATACCTAGTATCTTTTCTAAAAAACCCAAGGCCGACTTCATTAATCATTGGTGGTACAAGACCATTTGCAACATAAACAGTCTGATCTAAATAGGCACCTCTATCTATTTTTATTCCAAATTTAGTCTCTGATATTTTTGGAAGAACGCTAAGTGCATTCATTTGCTGTCCAGTGTAAGTGCTATAAGATAGCACATCGTTAATATAAATTTCTTTTAATTCAACAACCCTCATTGGAGATGGCATGATATCTGAGTTATCCCCATACATTACATAGCTGTCTTGGTAGGAATTAAAACTTTGTCCTGTCTGAGACTCGATCATTTTTCTTGCATATCTTTCTGCAAGCTGTAGCTCATTTAAAGTTTTATTATTTTCATCATTATAATCCCAGCCCAATTCAAGCTCTTCGAGAACTTCAATTAAATCAACATATGGCTGTGTGACAAATATCTGCTGCTTCTTTACAATATCTTGCCCATTAATCCTATACTTCCAAGAAGCTTCGATCTGCCTTTGAGTATTGACAAGATAATTAGGCAATGTAACTTCATATGCGCCTATATCTGTTTCTATTTTCAAAGCATTAAATGTTGCTTGAAGTACATGTGTAAGAGTCTGCTCAATTGGATCTTTTTCGACATAATAAATGTCTACAGCAACTAGGCCATCTGGGTCAATTGACTCCCCGCCATAAATAACTTTATGTTTTAATGGTGCGCTTAATCCAACTAATATTTCCATTAATTAATGTTTGCGTTTAGCTATAAAACTCTTGAACTTCTTTTGGTGTCGCTAAACGGAAACCCTCCTCTATATTAAAAATTTCTTGAGCATCTTCTTCTGACATTGCAACAAACGGGTGTTCCTGTGTAAATGTTTTTCCAAGAATATCATATCTCATATTGCTTCTTGTCATTCTTACTAAGACTGAATCTTCTGGTTGTAGGGCTGGGTTAAACTTTGGCAAAATTTCAATTTCTTCTACTGCATCTAGTATATCTTGTTTTGTTTTTTGATAAATTGACCAGCTGACGCCTTCTTCTGCTAGAGCTGCAACTATATCTTTTTTATTCTTTAAGCCGTCTGTATCTACTGCAAACTCTTCTGCAATTTCTTTTAATTCGGCTACCTTTAATGTGTCAAATGACATATTCTATTCTCCTTTTATCTAGGTAAAACCATTATAGCATTAGAAAATTAAAATGAAAAGCCCCCATAAATTAATATGGGGGACTTTTCTAGCTGGTCTATTTCTTAAATTAAGAAGCAACCTTAACGTTCTTAACAACTACCCAAGCGTCTGCCTGCTCGATCTGGACACCAACACGAGTATACATTGTGTACTCAATTGAGTCCTTACGTGGCCAGAAGAATCGGTAAACAGTTACATCACGCTTGATACCAATAACTATGTTATTTGGGAATGTCAAGTGGATATCTCCGTGTGAACCTGATGCTGCTGAGTATGAGCCTGTCTGTGTTTCAGGAAGAAGTGGAACTTCAACGATTGGAATACCAAATGCGTATGGAGCTACATATCCTGCTGGACCACCTAGAACAGGAACATCGCCACGGATAATGCCAGAAGCAATATCTTGTGGGTTAACGTTCTGAATGTTTTGTGATGTTGAGTACAAGTAATCCTGAATCAAGTTTGATCCTGATAGGAAGCGAAGGTCTGTACGACGTTGCTTGTACTTACGTGGTAGTGCCTTAAGAGCACTGTTGAATACTGCACGAGAGATTCCAGCACCAGCTGCGTCTACGACGTGGCCATGTGTTTTTGCCTTCTTTACTGCGCCATCAAATGACTTGTAAAGAGCATCTCCTGTTAGTGATGTATCACCGTTAAGAATAACATCTTCGATGTCATTTCCTGCTTGTGTTGCCATCATACGTGCAATATGATCTTCGAGATCAGCACCTTCAATATTGTCTTCTAGAGACTCTGTTGAAAGTTCCCAATCCATGCGAAGCTTCTTTGTTGTCAAAGAAATTTTTGAGAATGTGACTGGTGAGTTAACACCTGTGTTGTCTGCTTCAGTTGCAAGCTTAACAAGCTTCTCACCGATTGACATACGATCAATTTCTGTTGTGTCTGCTTTCATTCGAACCGTACGTGCAACCTTACCAATTACGGTAGCATCGAACATATAGTCCAAGAATCGTGCTGATTGTTCTGGGTTTAGAAGACCACCATTTCCATTTTCTGAAGCTGTGTGTACTCCGTCGCCACCTGTTGAAGAACCGAAACCTGTTGATACTTGTGTACCAGCTGCTGCGGCCTTTTCTAATAATTCATTACTCATTTTTATTTCACCTACCCTATTTAGTTAAAGATTTCATTTACGGAACCGAGGAAAGAACCGTTCCATTTTGATTTTGATCTTGCTGATTCCTGTGATCCGCCAAGATCAAAGGACTTCTTTATAGCGGTATCGCCTTCGACGGCATCTACCCGCTTCTGAACACCATCAATGGTGCCCTTTATTTCAGTTACAGCAGCACTAAGTGCGCTGTGTTTTTCTGCCAACTCAGAAATTCTAGCATCGACATTCTTGCTAAACGCCTCGACAGAAGTCTTAATTTCTGTTACTTGCATTGCATTTGCCTCTGTAGCCTTTGTGAGAGTCTCTGCGAAAAAGCCTTTTAGATCGCCTAACATTTTTGCAAAATCAGGTTCATCAACCGTGACTTCTGATGTTTCGGCTGCTTTTTCAACGGAGTCGGCAGGAGCTGTTTCTTCTGCTGCTTCTTCAACAACTGCATCTTCTGCAGGAGCTGCTTCTACAACATCGACAGACTTTTCAATAGTTGTATCTTCTGCTGGAGTTTCTACAACTACATCGTTTTGTACGTCTGACATCTCATTACCTCCTTCTACGTTTGCCTGTTTTGCTATTTGTGTTTCAGGCAACGGTAATCTTGACTTCTTAAATGAAGCAAGAATCTTATCTATTTCTTTTGATTTGTTTATATCTGAACTTTCAACCCAACCAATTAAAGTTGTAGATTTTCCAGTTACTGGTGAATCAAAAGTTTTTTCTGTTGACATAAATACAGAATCACTTTCTTCACAATAAAAAATATTTTCTGTTATAACGTCTGCTGCCATGCCTTTGTATATCATTTTGCCGCCAACTTTTTCAATTGATAAAATATTGCATAGCTCATTTGCTGGTGAATCTACTATTGATAACTCAACTAAATCATATTCCTTAATAAATCTAACTTGTTGTCCTGTTGACTTATTAACTTCGTTGTCAGAATCTTTAATTTTTCCGCCGATTGAAAAACCAGAAAGGGTGCCATCCAAAACCTTTTCCCAAGTATCTTGTGCGCCCTTTGAAATGTATGAAGTTACATAAACTCCATTATAAAATTCTTTTGACTTTTGGTCATAGTATGTTTCAGGTTTAAACGAAACAACTTTGCCAACTGCAAGAGGTTGATGCATCTCACGAAGATTGCCTCTAAAATTTTCAAATGCCTTAACGCTTGCTTCGGCAGTTACAACATCTCCTGTTTGATCAACGTTGTCTAACGTAGCAAAACCAGATACGGTTCTATTCTCTCTGTTGACCTTTGTAAACGGAACAGATAGATGTAGGGTGTCACCGCTGGTAGACCACACGGCCTTTTCAATGTTCATATGCTTAATTTTATAGGGTTATTTGCTCTAACGCAAATAGCAGTTGATTAAACTTATTTGACTTTTGGACCATCGCCCTTAGCATTTCTGCCTTCTCCATTTTTATCTGGGGCATTGGAGGCTCTTTGCTGGTCTCTGGTTTTATTTCCAGTTGATTTGGCTTGCTGATCTGCGGCCTGCTGAGGCTTTAATTCTACGACTTCATCTCCGCCCTCTATAGGAATCATATTCTTTCTAATTCTTACTTCATTTGGAGTAATTACTTGCATTCTTAAATAGATTTCGTCTATTTGGCTTTGCGTAATTTCATCTGTGAGGCTAAGCTCATTAAATTTTAATTCCACAACATCTGTTTTTTCTGCAATCAAATAATTCAATTTCTTTTCTAATCTATCTTGCGCTGGCCTGCATACCTGCTCTTTAAATGTTTTATCTGCATCACGAGCAACTGCTAAATTTACACCCTCTGGTGTTCCTATTTTATTAATTGGAACACGATGTGCAAGTAGGATTTCATCTCTATTAGTTTTACGATACTTCTCAAATGAGCCCTCTTGGCTACCAGCTTCAACTGGCTCCATCTTAAATTCTGTTTTTGAGTCAGGGGTGTCTGCTGGCAATGGGATATACAAGGATCTATGATTTTTCCCTTTTAATCCAACTTGAAAAAACTCAAGTAATTTTCTTTCTGACTCTGTTGATAACTTGGCTCCCTTTACTGTAATAATATATCTGGGGACCGCTTTATTTTCAAAATAATCTAAGTTGTATCTACCAGCAAATTCGTTTCCTGCTAAAGCTTGCTGAGCAGCAATAATATCTGGTACACCATAGTAGTTATTCATAGGAGTATATTTCTTTAAATGAATAATTTCATTTGGTCGGTCCTCTTGACCTGCTATCGGATTAGGAGTTTCAGTGTCACCAAAATTTCTAAAAAATACAGCCTTACCATAAAGCAATTGAATAAATCCATCACGAAGTCTGCGTACACGCATTGTTTTTGCTGGTATGTGGCCGATGTAGCCTATATCTCCAGCTGTTGTGCGTCCAACCTCAATGTATCCGTTTCCAGTTGCCTCAAGGTCTGTGTAGGCCTTTATGAGGGTCTCTGTAAAAGTTTCCTCTTGGTTACAGTCATCAAGCCATGAATCAAGATTTGTTTTAATTCTATTTATTTTAGCTCTTGCTCTTTCAAGCTGCTTTTGATCTGTTATCTGGTCCATAGAATCTTTTGCTCTAGGAGTTTCTGTAAATGTATAACCTAGACCAACAATATTAGAAACCTTAGCATTAATTGCTGCATAGTTATATGTTGATACTTCATAAATTTGAGATAAATACTCTTGATTATAGACTGGTTGAACTAGGTCAAATAGGGCATATCCACTAATTGCTTGTTGTAATAAATTTTGCTGGGTCTGTGCTCCGTTAACACCTACAAAAGATTTTGTAAAATCTCTATTTATTTTTCTTTTAAATGATTGCCCTAAACCTCTAATTTTTTTAAGCTCGTCTAAACCTATATTAAATGGGTCTATCTGGTCTTTTTCTTTTTTAAAAGAAAACCAGTCTGACGTATTTGATATGTCTATTGTTGTTGAATCTCCAGACTCATCTTCTATGAACTGTGCTGTCATTTGACTTTCCCGCCTCTCAAAGCTCCATCTTTATAGTTTCCAATATCAAGTTGGTCGGGTATCAATCCCCACTTTAATCTTTCATTTTGATGTTCAAATTCTTCATCATCAATTTTTCTTCTACCAGATAAAAATTTAGGTGAGCCCTCGTAAATACCATAAGACCTAACTTCTCTTGCCAAGGCGTCCATTCTTGATCTATTGCCTTTCATCGAGGCTACAGACAAAAAGTTTCCGTCGTCGTCACCAATCCATCTGCCGTCTGGCATTTCCCAAACATATATGCCTAGTCTGGTTTCTTCAATGATTTGCGACTTCTGATTTAATATTTCCATAGATCTCAATTCTACCATTCTTTGATATTAAAGTCCAGGAAAATGTCCAGACTTGTGACAAAAAAAAGAGTTTTTGTCTAAAACTTATCTACTTTGTATTATTTCCCAGGTATTATTGAACACCTTCGTGCCAGATTCTGAAATGGACAATATCTCTGGGTCTGCCAAGTTGGATGGGAAAGAGGTATATAGATTGTAATGAGTTGATACATAAGCCTGAGTAAGAGTGTATTCGTATAAAGCTATATTAGAATATAGGGCTTCTGGACCAGCTCCAATGCTGATATCTCCCGATATTGCAGATGTAAAATTTACTACTACATAATGAAGTTGATTTAAATTAGAAAAGAGCGCCGAAGCCGTATTTATTGAGGATCTATCTATTCCGTTTACATATATGGAGTCAATATTATTTTTTGATATTGTTCCACCCGCATTCCAAGATAGGCTAGCAGAGTCATTAGATATCAGCTGGTTTGCGCCATTTGAAGTTGGTGTATAAAAAAATTCTACTGATTTTATTGATTTAGAGTTTTCTACTTTAAATCCATTTGATGACTGAGTTCTTAACCCATTGTAGTAGTTGTGAGAAAGAATATTATGTACTTCGGTGCCCACGCTATATACTTCATTTATTTTAGAAATCTTGTCCCCAAAATTATAAGATGGTAATGAGCTTCCATTATAAATAGATAAATTAAAATATTCTAATTTAGGCAAGAATTTTGATGTGTCAAAACTGCTAAATACTATTTTAATATACAAGACCCCACTTAGATCCAATGAGGTTGAATTATATTGAGGTATTTCTTTTCCGTTTGTACATTGAGACCAGCTGATATTATCTAGACTCGTATAAACTAGGATACCGTTTTCGCCAGACCATTCAACTTTAGAAATAACTGGCATTTGATTTAAATGTGTTAATGGGATAACTGTATAATCATATATCTCTATGTCTTTGGACTGCCCAATTGATTCTTGTGCCATCTGTAAGGATTTTTCAACTTGATTATACTGCAAACTAGAATTTATAAAATCATATAGATTTTTGTTTTTAGGGTATCCGTATTCAAATACTTCTTTTAGATCATTCATATCTGGCATAAATAATGTTCCGCCATCTGGGCTAACTATCTGTATAGGCGATATTGTCTTTAATAAATTAAAATGATTTAGTATGCTTTCTTGAGAAAGTGCGTATCTGTAAACTGCTGGAGCGTCTATTAAAAATGAATCCGAAGAGTTGAGAGTTGGACCAGAAGAAAATGATATAGATGTATTTGTAAATACAAAATTGTCTAGTATTTTTGATGCAAGTAAGGTCCCGTCAACATAAATACATATAACCTGCTGCGAATAAGTTACTACTAAATGCATTGATTTTTTTATATTTTTAGGTGTGCAGTAAAGCTTTGTATTTTGTAAAGAAAATAGGATTGAACCATTTTCCCAATATATACCTATTTTATTGGTATTGTCCGCAAATATTGGTGTTGCACTTGAAGTTGATATATATGACTTAAATAAAAGTTCTATTGAAAAATCATTATCTGAATAATATTTTGTAGCAAGCCCGCCTTTTTCAGTAGACCCTATATAATTTTTTGTTATAGGAAGTGTTAAATAGTTTACAGTATTAATAAGGGTTGAATATAGGCCACCAGGACACATAGGCAAAATTTTAGAAAATATATTATTTGCTGGGTAGGATCCGTTATTACCACACCCTGAGCTATCGTAAGCAATGGTGCCAGAAGTTTCATCCAATGGCCAATAGCCAATTGGATTATCATTCATGACATTCATAGAGTAAGACATATTTTTATTATACCCTATTAAAGATCTTCAACTAAATATACAAAGCTGCACATGTATTTATGACCAGATTTTATTGCTTTTACTGTGTGTTCGTATGGGGTATGTGAAGGGAACATGAGAATGCTACCAGCCTCTGGTTTTAAAGAAATTCCAAAGTTATCAAATACAACCTCTCCGCCCTCATACTCATCGTTTAAATAAATTATTGCCGAAGCTGATTTATTAAAATCACTGTCTGAGTCCACATGGGTGCCCATTCCTCCGTGCTGATTATACTTAGAGATTGTAAGTGGGGAAAATCTAAATGTATGTTTTAAATTATTTTCTTTACAATAATACTTAGTAGCATCTTCTAAAGCATTTTCAATTATTTTAACAACCTCTAAACACTTCTCATCTTCTTCATTTTGAACCTTATCCCATTTTTTATTTTTTGTTTTTTGAGATCCAATGCTTTTGGGATCTGTTTTATATGAAGTTTTATCTTCAGCATCTTCATTTAAATATGTTCCTCCCCATCCATGCCATGGAGAAATAATAGTATTTGAATTTAATGAAGAGTTTGTGCTTTCAATAGTTTTTATAATTTCTTTAGGATTTTCTATAAGATTTTTAATATAGTAAATGTTGTTTGGCATCTTGATTATATCCATGACAACTCCTTGTCTTTAAAATAAAATGCTAGGCTCATATATTTATTACCAGATAAAAGAACATGAGATTCGTGATAATATGGTGCTGTCGATGGGAATATAATTAGACTACCTGCCTCTGGTTTTATTTTGATATCGTGATTTGGAAAACCAATTTCCCCACCCTCATAGTCATCGTTTAAATAAAAAACAATAGATATAGTAGACTGTGGCTTATTAGGATCTTCTTGATAATCTATGTGTGCCCCCATTGATTGTTTTTGGTTATATTTTTTTATATTAAACTCTGGTGACCTTCCTCCAGGCTCAATATTTAATAATTTAGAGTAGTGGTCTACGCAAGAATCGATTGAATTTTTTAAAACATTTACTATAGAAGAACATCTTATATCAATATCTGTCTCGTTTAAAAAATTGTGCTCTATGCCATTTTTCCAAACTCCGTAAGGAGATGGATTTTCATCGCTTGAGTACCAAGTTTTCCATTTTGATATTTGTGAATTTTCTTGCAATAGGCTGTCAAGGTTTTCAATTTCTTGAATAAATGCAACGGGATTTTCTATTAAATTTTTGTACAAGATAATTCTTTTTTCAAGTACTTCGTGATTCATTATAGATCTTCTTTGCTTTTATATATAGGAATATTTCCTATTTCTTTTCCTTTATCCCAAGCCTTATACATGTCATCTTGAAGTGCTCTAATCTCTGCAAGTTCTTTAGCCCAAGCTTCTTTTTGTTCCTCGCTGTAGACTGCATCTGCTCGATCCCAGAATGATCCTATTGTATATCTTGTTCCGCTGTTTACTGTTGCAACTTCGTGTTCCATTCCAAATCCACCTGCAAAGACCGCAAGCATTCCAACCTTTGGTTCTATTGAAAGATCAAAATGCTTAAAGTTTAATTTACCACCAGTAAAATCTTCATTTAAATAAAGAAAAGCGGCATATCTACTTCTTTCAAATGGCGTTGGGTTTCCTTCTTCATCACAATTATCTGAGTGGAAGCTAGCAAAGGCTCCTTCTATCCATTTTTGTGCATGGTAGCTTATTTCAGAGACTTTAAATCCTAGGCACTCTTCAACCTTTTCTCTAATTCTTACATTTAAATTTTTAAAATAATCTGCTGGTAATCCAAATGCTAATAGATTAATGTCTGTATCCCAGAACCCCATAGCGTAAGATTCGTAAAAAGAAATCTGGTTCCATTTTAAATTTCCAGAATCTGCTAGAAACTCTAAATAAGCTATTACTTTTTTACACTCTTCTTCAGTCATAAATTCTAAGACAGAAAATGCATCATATCTATGTTTTTTAATTTTGCTCATCGTCTGTTCCTAGCTTTGTGATTGTCCAAAAGAATGGGCATGTATATCTTGTTCCTTCTGTTACTTTATTTACCCCATGAATATAGTTTAGATCTCCTGGGAAAAAGTAAGCCCCTCTTGCTTTTGTTTTAAATGTTATATTTTGTTTTGGAAAGAATAACTCCCCGCCAATATAGTCATCATTTAAGTAGAATACTGTTCCGATGTCATACCAAGGAAATTCATTTTCTGTACCAGCGTCTGGGCCCTCGTGAAGCTCTTTGTCTGCGTGTGGGAACTGCATCGTTCCAACTGGCCATCTAACTATCGCTGGTGAGGTAGGCCAAACTTCAACCTTAAAGAACTCTTCAATTACTGGCTTCATTCTTGCAATAACAAGATTTAAGATCTCTATAACTTTAGGGTCAGATTTTTCTAAAGTTTTTACAGTTGCTACTCTATTTTCCCAAACTCTATGGTCATAGATAATGTTTCCATTTTCATTCCATTGAGATTCGGTTATATCCCAAAACTTATTATTCTTTGCAAAATTTAAAAGATAATCCTGTTCTTCAAGTGTTATAAAGTCTTCAAGCTCTACTATATTTTCTGACTGCGCTCCGAAGTATCCAGAAGGGGTAATTGATTTTCTTGAAAACCTAACTCTTTCTGAGACGTCTTGATTCATATTTTGCATTGTAGCTCCTATTCGTATTTCTTTCTTGACCATGTGTTCTTTTTGTAAGAACCACCATCTTTTGTTCTATAAAGTTCTGCCTGAGCATTGTGTCTTTTTATAATGTCACCATACTCGTAAAATTTAAAATCCATTTGCCAGTCTTCTCTTTTAAATGGAAGTATCTGTAAATAGGGTGTGCCCGCTGGTAATACGCCCTCAAATCCATTCCTTAAGAAAAATGGAACAAGTCCTGGTGTATCCATCTTGTCATTATCTATTATACCAGCAGTAGTTATAAATGGTAATTCAAATCTGTTTAACGGACTGACATACAATGCGCTGTACCCTTGAGGCAGCTGTGGGGCCCAGTTAGGATACCAATGAAAATGAGAGCTACCATATCCCTCTGGTACCTGAAAATTTGGCATTGCGGGTCTTGATCCACAAAAATCTTCAAAGCCTAATTCTGTTTTAACGTCCATTGTTCCATCTGCTTTTTTAAAAAATGTTAAATCGCATGGAGTTACATACAGATATCCTGATGTGAATAAATCTAGCATCGCTGGGCAAGCTTTAAATGATAATAGCTTTCCTCCCTCATTATTTAAATAATACTCCCCAGTAGCCATATTTTTTTCATATCGATCTGCATTTGAATACCATTTTGGTACATAAGATTTAGCAACTACTGGTCTAAACTTTTCTGCAGTTTTATTGTATAGCCTATTGGCGTGGAATATTATTTTATTCATTTTTGTCTCCTATTTGTTTTGTCCTAAGTCTAATTGATTTAACTTCATGTTCCCCAATTTTTTTCCCAAAAGGATCAACACCATCTCTATAAAAATTTGTCCATCCGCCCTCATCAACTGTTTCTTTTACAATTTGTAAATGGTCTTGCTCTGTGTAGTCTACAACCTTTAATATTTCTGGGCCAGAGAACTGCATTTTTGAATTCTGAAGTTCTGACAAGGATATTGGTAGCAATGATATAAATGGCTGGTTTGCTTTTATTGTTATTATTTTATTTGGTACGGTAACTCTCCATGCACAAGGCAAATCCCCGCTAAAAAATGAGGTACTAATAATTGTTGTAAATGCCTGTGCTCCTTCCCAAAACATGTTTGGTACTGGCATTTGTAGCAGACTAGTGGATGAATCTGTTTTAAATATTAGGCCTGTTTTAAAACTTATGGTTGCATTTGCTCTTTCTGTAAAGCAATACTTTTCTCCCTCAAGTATTCTTACGTGCGAGCCAGATGTGTCAGAGATTCCGTCCCATACAAAAGATATGTCTTCTGGGAAAGACAGGCCCCAGCCTAAAGAATTTGTTAATGTTACTGGAAAACACCTGTATGCATGTGCATCCACTGTTTCATCCATCCATGATCTTTTAACTGGAAGCTGGGATAAATTGGCTGCATTTTCACTGCTTTTATAAACTTTAATTTCTTTCATTATTATTTTCCTTAATATTAAAAATAATTTTTTTTACTTCGTGTTCGCCAATTTTATTCCCATTATGGTCAGTTGCATTTCTATAAAACCCAGTCCATTTTCCAGAAAAAATAATCTCTTTTTTCTTTTTATCATATTCATTCATATCAAACAAAGATGCCATTTTGCTTGAAGGGGCCTCAATAATTAAATTTGAGTTATTCATTTCAGATAAAGATATTGGTATTATTGAAAACAGTACCGTTCCAGCTTTAATAGTAATTAATTCATTTGGTTTTGTTATCTTAAAAACACAAGGCATTTGTCCTGGAAAGAATGAGGAACTAATGATGGTTGTAAATGGTGAAAGCCCATCTACAAATTCATTTGGCGCACCCATTGTAAGCAGACTTACATTTTTTTCTGTCTTGAAAACAATACCAGTATTTAAACTTATTGTTGCATTAGATCTATCTAATGAGATGTACTTCTCTCCAGAAATTATTTTAATGTGACTTTGGTTTGGGGAGGTTATTCCATCCCATATAAAAGATATGTCTTCTGGGAACGACACGCCCCATCCCAAAGAATTTGCTAGAGTGACTGGAAAACAGTGGTATGCATGTCCTTCATATGTTTCGTCCATCCATGATCTTTTAAAAGATAATGGATAAATGTCTGCAACATGTTTTTCTATTGGGTATGCATGTACTGTATACATTAAAATATTTCTAGATTACAGATAATCTTTTGTATATCGTTTTTCTATTTCACGATAGTCGGGAGTATGTGGTGCTTCTAAATAATCTAGCATTGTAACTATTGAGTATTTAGTTCCAGATGTAACTGGCATCGCTGCATGTGAGTAGATATATGCTGACGGGAAAAGATACAGGTCTCCAGCCTTTGGCTTAATCTTTAAGCCTAGTTTATCAAAAAATAGCTCTCCGCCTTCGTAGTCATCATTGATATATCCAACAGACGATAATACACAGATGTAAGAATATCCATGGTCAGAGTGAATATCAAAGTGCTGGTCTGGGCCGTACTTTACAAAATTAAATGACTCCCAATAGTTTAATGGAGCGAGCCCAAACATTCTTCTATAGTCTTCTACTGGCGTAAGTTGGGCTGCCTTTGCATCTTCCCAAATATTTTCAAGCTTAAGGGTAGCTTCACTTTTGCCAGTTGGGTCATCAACATTTTTTTTAATCTTAAAATCATAACAATCACGGTATTTTTTATTTGTATCTCCATATCCAGTCATTGCTTGTTTCCACTGTAACTCAGAAGCATTTTCTGATAGTGTATCTTCAAGTCTATTTATGAGGTCCATTTCTTTTGTAAATACATTTCTATAGACTAGTATTCCTGGTGCTAGATATTCTGCATTTGGTAACATTTTAATTTCCTTTATGATATTGATCATTATAATCTAGCATCGTGACTAGAGAATATTTGGTGCCGTTGGTTACTGGTAGGGCTGCATGTGAAAATAAATAAGTAGATGGGAATAGATAAAGGTCTCCCTTTTCTGGCTTAATCTTTAAATTAAAATTATTAAAGTATAGCTCTCCACCATCGTAGCTATCATTAAAATAACCTACTGCTGAAAGCGTACAGACATAAGAGTGGCCGTGATCAGAGTGTTCGGAAAAATGTTCATTTGGTCCGTATTTAATAAAATTAAATGCTTCCATATAATTCATTTGGATTTTATATTTATTTGAATACTCAGAGATTGGATTAACCATTGCATCATAACAATCTTGCCAAATAGAATCGGCCTCAAGCCAATATTTATTTTTGTTTAAAATTGTTGGATCCTTTTTAATTTTAAAATCGTAGCAGTCACGATAATCTTTTTTTATTGACCTATAGTCTTCTGACGCTACGGAAGGCTTCCAAAAATATGAATTATTTTTGTCCTCTAGCAATGACTCAAGTCTATTTATTATATCAAGACTCTCTGGCAAGGCATTACGGTAGACCCATATGCCTTTTTCGATTTCGTATGAATTCATTTTGTTCCACTCTACTTATAGGTATATAATACCATAACCTTAAATAATATACAATATATTATTCTGATATTTCTGTAGTGTTATCAAATGATAACGTTTTGTCAGTGAAATAGAACGGATGAGGATCTAGAATTAAGCTGTATACGTAAAACAGACCTTCTTGACTAGATATGGAATCAACATGGACAAATGTATTTTCTTTGTGTGACCATATTGCATCTCCTTCAACTATTTCTGAGGCTGTGACGAATTTTACGTCTTCCCCTCGAGCAATAACTAAGGCGTGTGATGATGTAAGATATTCTCCATTAATTATTAAGATATCATTTTTTTGATGAATTTTTACTTCTGTGACAGTTGTGAATGCTTCTTCTGCATCACGTACATCTTGTGGCAAAAGATCAAGAGTCGATATATCTAATGGCTTTGATTTATCTGCAAACATTTCTGTTATTGAAGGTATATTAATAGATTTTAATTTATCTCCAACAACTATATTTTCTGCTCTTGTCAATCCGTTTTCTGTTAGAACAAGAGTCTCTGGTCCGATTGAAAATGGTGGTGGCCCAAAAAATCTTGGTGGTGAGAAGAATACTGGTGGTGAGAAGAATACTGGCGGGCCGAAGAATACTGGTGGACCGAAGAATACTGGTGGACCAAAGAATACTGGCGGTGAGAAGAATCCTGGTGGGCTAAAGAATACTGGCGGACCAAAGAATACTGGCGGGCTAAAGAACGCTGGTGGTGAGAAGAATACTGGCGGGCTAAAGAACGCTGGTGGTGAGAAGAATACTGGTGGGCTAAAGAACGCTGGTGGGCTAAAGAACGCTGGTGGGCTAAAGAAAGCTGGTGGGCTAAAGAAAGCTGGTGGTGAGAAGAAAGCTGGTGGTGAGAAGAAAGCTGGTGGACCAAAGAATACTGGTGGTGCAAAGAATGTTGTAACTGGGCCTACTCGACCTGCTAAACCTTCTCCATTTGCATTTGTTAAAAATACGTCATAGCTCTGTGCTGTTCCTGGCTCATTTGTAACATTTTGTGGACTTGCGCCAGATCCTGATTTTGTTGGACTGTCATTAACTGATGCATATCTTCTAGAGGTAATTGCTTTTCCTCCAGTATTTGCTTCAGCCCATGATAAAACGTCAATTCCATTAACAGAGGATGTTACAGACATTGAAGTAGGTATACCTGGAACTGTTGTTACAGTTGGTGAACTTGAAGCCTGTACAGCATTTGCTGAGGAATCATAATAAGAGTCATAGGATGAAACTGCATACGTATGAGTAGATCCTGGAGCTAAACCTTCAATAAGTACAGTATTTGTGCCATAAGCAACTGTTGCCTGCAGAACTCCTGCTTTATATACCTTATACCCTGTTGGGATATTAGATATATCTGTTGGGGCTGTCCAAGAAACTTGTATGGCACCGCTTGCGTATGGACGACCTGTTCCTACATCTGTTGCTGTAACATTTGTTACTGGTTTTGGTCCCGTAAAGTTATCTTGAGCAGCTGCTCTTCTACCTATATTTTTTGACATATTATTCTCCTATTTCTCAATTATGCTTTCAAATCTCCAGCTAACAACCAAGTTGTTGCTGCAATCTTTGTTATTGTTACTGATGAATTTGTTGTTCTTAATGTTTTTCCTGGTGTGGCTAATAGTGTTATTCCACTTTCAACAAAGTTTGCACCTGTTCCAGATGCCTGGTAGAAGGTTATAGAAGAACCAATCGAATACTTTGCATTTCCTGTAGCTTCAAAAGTTATTGCTATTGCACCAGCAAGTGGCTGAATAGTATCCCGATTTGATGCTGATGTTCCAAGTTGATCAAGAGTACAACTTGTTGAAGTAGTTGGTCCAATTGCAGTTAAAGACGGAACGCCTGCTTTGTTTTGAACTCCATCTGTGAATTGTATGCCTGATGCTGAAACTGTTAGAGTTCCAGTAAATGTTGGTGAAGCAATTGGTGCCTTAGCTGCAAGACCGTTTGTGACAGTTGTTGCAAAGTTTGCGTCATCACCAAGTGCTGCTGCAAGCTCATCAAGTGTGTTGAGTGCTGCTGGAGCTGATGCAATTACTGCGTTTACCTGTGCTGTTGCATCTGCAATTGCTTCTGATTTAGCTGTAGCAATTGCTGTTGCCTGTGCTGTAGATACTGGCTTAGCTGAATCTGCTGTATTGTCAACATTTGCAAGTCCTACTGAAGACTTTGTAAGTGCTGCTACTGCAGTTGATACCTTTGTGTCTGCTGCTGTTCCTGCTGCTGCAATTGCTTCAGATTTTGCTGTAGCAACTGTTGTTGCTGTTGCAAGGACTGAGGTATCTGCAATGCCATGAACTGCAGTTGTGTCAGCGCTGTGTGAACCAATTGCTGAATTTCTATCAGTAACTTCGGTTCCAATTGCTGTGGCTATTGCAGATGCTGCTTGTCCATTTGCTGTAGAAATTGCATCTGCTTTTGCATCATCTACAAATGTGCGAGTTGCTAATACTGCTGTGTCTGGAGCAAAATTAAGTGTCCCCGCTGAGTCATTATAAGTCTTTGTTAATCCACTTGACACGCTGATCAGCGCATCAACACGATCATCTACTCTTTCATTTGTAAGATAAAGATTTGTTGTTCCTTCTGCTAAATTGTCTGTTGTTGAATCAGAAACACCATTTTCTGATGTTATAGTTAAACCATTTTTATCGCCTGTTATAACAATATTTGATTTAGTTGCTCCAGTCAAGAGACTTGCTGCAAATTCTTTAGTTGCAATCTCTGCAGTGTTAGCAATTCCGTGTACTGATGTAGTAACTGCTGCGTGGTTTGTAATTGCAGTATTTCTGTCAGCAACTTCTGCATTAATTGAGCTTGTTATTGCTGTATTTCTATTTGATGTTTCAGTTGAAAGTGCTGCAGTTCTATTTGTTGTCTCAGTACCAACTGCAGCTGTAATTGCTGCATCTCTGTTTGTAACTTCAGTTGCAATTGAAGAGCTTATTGTTGAATCAACATAAATTTTTCTTGCTGCGTCATTGTCTGCCACAGGTGCCGCTAAGTTAGTTACCTTATTATCACCAAGCGATATGTTGCCAGACATGGTTCCGCCTGACAAAGATAGCTTTGTTCCAAGTGAATTAGTAACTGTTGTTGCAAATGAAGCGTCATTTCCTAATGCTGTTGCAAGTTCATTTAATGTGTTTAATGTACTTGGTGACGCTGAAACTAGATCGGATACTGCTGTACTTACGGCATCTGTTGCAAAAGCTCTTGTTGCAATTACGGATGTATCTACAACTATTGTGTCTCCTGCGTCATTATAAGTAAGTCCAGATCCCATGATTGTGCCTACTGCATCTTGAGCTCTTTCATTTGTAAAGTATAAGTTAGTGCCTTCTGCAATATTTGTTGTACTAGCATTTGCTAGAGCAAATTTTCCATCTAGCTGTGTTTGAATATTTGAGCTTACATTGTCAAGGTATCCAATTTCTGTATCTGAAATATTTGCTACACGAGCTTGAATTGCTGATGTGTCTACAGAAACAGTTAGTGTGTTTGCTGCATCATCGTAACTCTTTGTAATTCCAGTTCCAGCGACCACTGAGTCGTTGATAGAATCTTGTGCTAGCTCTGCAATATCTGATATTAATGCTACAGTTCCGCTTGCATTTGGGAGTATAATTGTGCGGTCTGCTGTTGGGTCTGTTACAGATAATGTTGTTTCAAATGCATTATTTGTCGTACCCTCAATAATTATAGATGATCCAGGAACCAAAAGGTTGCCAGATGGATCTAATGCTGCTACGCCGTCGGCAACATTTCTATCTGATATCTCTACATACTGCGCTAAAGCATTTTGAAAACCTTGTTGGGTTTCATTTATTACAGGTAATGCGCTCCATGTGTTGACGGCATCGCCAACTCTAATTTGGGATGTATCTGTTTCATATCCCATTTCACCTGCTGCTAATACTGGATTAGCGGCTGTCCATTGAGCCGCTGTTCCTCTTCTTACTTGAATTCTTACTGTTGACATTTTATTTCTCCCTTAGAAATTATAGCATTTAATCCATATGCAAAGCTATTAGATAGTACCTGGATCGAAGTACATATCAAAATTAGTTGTTGTTGGGGTCCCGCCGTCTGCGAATTTACTTGTGCCAGATGGATATACTCCATTTGCCTGGACAATATATGTGGGATTGCCATCATAATCTATAGCCAATCCAATATCCATAAAGTTAATTGTTGATGTTGCATCAACAATATCAGCTGTATGTGCAAAGGAGACCCAGGATCCATTTACCTGGATCTTAAGTCTGCCTGTGGTTGAATCAAAAGCAATTGGGGCACTTCCAATGACTACACCAGTATCAAATGTGGCAGTACCTGCTACATTTAAACCATTTTTAACTCTAAAGTTTTTATCTACTGTTGCCATTTAAGTTCACGTATCCCCTAATTGTTTTTGGTGGGGTTTTTAAAAGGAACCCCATAACCTCGTTATTTAATTATTTAATTAATGTTCCAACAACGACAACTTCAGTGTTAGCGTTTGCTGGGGTTACTCTAATTCTTACATCTGATCCAGAATAATCTGCTGTTACTGCAGCTAGCTCTGTTCCGTTTGAATATGTAATTCCATATTCAGAAACTGCTACATTGTTAGCTGTATCAAGGGTGACTACTAGGTCTGAAACCTGAGTGTGTACACCATTCTTTACTTTAACTATAAACTTAGCGCTTCTATAGTCTGCTGCTACCCATGAGATAGCTGTTGTTGCTGCTGCTGCTGCTGCAATATTTCCAGTTGTTGCGGCAACTTGCTTAGCAACTGAATTTAACTCAACGGCTGTAAATGAACGAGTTGTTCCGTCTACCGCAGTACGAGCACGAGCATCTGTAAAGTACTGCGCTGTTCCTTCTGCCACATCGTCTGTTGTTAATGCATTCGCTGCAGAGGTTGCTGCTGCTTGGGCTGCATCTGCTGCGGCTTTAACAAATGCTGTAGTTGCAACCTGAGTTGTATCAGTTCCTGGTGCTGCAGTAGGTGCTGTTGGTGTGCCTGTTAATGCAGGTGAGGCCAAAGGAGCTTTTAGCGCAACATTTGTAATTGTTTCATATGTTGTTGCAGCTGTTGCGGATGCAAGTTTTGCATCTAAAGCTGTTTGTGTAGCTGTTGAAACTGGCTTGTTAGCGTCAGATGTGTTATCTACGTTGCCAAGACCAACCATTGTTGATGTAATACCAGATACTGTTCCAGTAAATGTAGGTGATGCTAGAGGAGCCTTTGTTCCAACAAGAGTTGAAAGGTTTGAAACTGTGTCTGGTGAATCAGCAAGTGCTTGTGCCAACTCATCAAGAGTGTTTAGAAGTGCTGGTGCTCCATCTACAAGGTTTGATACTGCAGTTCCAATTGCTGTATTACGGTTTGAAACTTCTGTGTTAATTGCAGCTGTAAGTGCTGAGGCTGCGGTTGCTTCTGCTGCTGCTTGAGCGGCGTCTGCCTCTGCCTTAGCAAATGCTGTGGTCGCAACCTGAGTTGTATCAGTATTAGGTGCTGCTGTAGGTGCTGTAGGTACACCAGTAAGTGCTGGTGATGCCAGTGGTGCGTATGTTGAAGCTGCTGTTGCAGACGCAAGCTTTGCGTCTAAAGCTGTTTGTGTTGCTGTTGAAACTGGCTTGTTAGCGTCAGATGTGTTATCTACGTTTGCAAGACCAACATCAGACTTTGTAATTCCAGTCGGTGTATTAATTACTGGAGAAGTAAGAGTCTTATTAGTAAGTGTCTGTGTATTTGTTGTACCAACTACTGCACCAGTAGCACCGTGTGCTTCTGTTGCAGATGTATGCGTTGTAAGGTTTCCTGCAACTGTTGCTGAAGAACCTGCTGCATCATATGCTGCGGCTGTTGCATCAAGTGCTCTTTGGTTTGTAAAGTATAGGTTTGTTCCTTCTGCAAGATCTGCAGTGTCGTGATTTGAAAGACTTGAAACTGTACCAGTTACATTGCCAGTAAGATTACCAACAAATGTTGCAGTAATTGTTCCAGCAGCAAAATTGCCTGAGCCATCACGCTTTACAACAGTATTTGCTGTATTTGCTGATGTTGCTGTTCCGCCAATTAAACTAACAATATAGTCTTGGTCTGCTTGTGCCTTGGTTAGTAAATCATATCCATTTACGGTAGCCGTGCTTCCTTCAACGATAAGACCATTTTTAACTCTAAAATTTTTGTTTACTGTTGCCATTACTGACTCCTCTTACTGCTTTATTTTTTTATGCTTTTAATGCTGTTCTGTAATATCTTACCGTTATTGATCCAGAAACTGGTGTCACACATAGATTAATTATACCGCTACTTTCTTCAAAAGTAACAGTTGCTAAAGAACTATTTGAATTTGAAACTATATTAGATTCTGATACCTGTATGTCTGTTCCGTCGTTTAAAGCAAGTATAGAAGATGAATAGTACAAAGAGCCAGAAGTCTTAGATATCTGTATCTCATACTTTACCGTTCTCCATCCAGCTTTTGAAAAATAGTCTATGACTGTCTTATTTTCAATTCCAGAGACGACAAGGTCATTGTTTCCTTCAAGACCAAGCAAGGTAGATGCTGCCTCTGCTGAATTACCAATTGAGGTAATTTGAGACTCTATAGAACTTACTTTATAGTCTAGCGAATTTGTATCTGCTGATCCATTTACACCAACTTTAGATTGTAGTGCTTCAATTGCATCATTTTCATTAGCATGTTGCTGTGAGTGTGACGGGCTTGATAATGGATTTGATGAATTTGGATTTGTTAATGTGTCTAGCGAGTTTGGGAAATTAGTTGCCAACTGTGCCACCGTCCAATAATGTTAAATTTGTTAATGTGGGAGATGCAATATTTGAACTTGCATTTCCACCATCTAAGCCAATTATAGCAGGTAGAGTTTCTTCAGTTAAAGGTTTATCATTTATAACTGTAAATGTAACTGGATTTGATACATCTATCGTATGAACATCTCCGTCATATGTATGCGTATGCATATAGAAAGGTGTTGGGTCTGTACTTGCAGGGGTAACATCAACCCAAATGGCTCCATTATATATTCTAATATTTTTTGTTGTTGTATTAAAATATACATCACCTTCAGTACCAGATAAAGGGTTAACTGATAAAGTAAGTAGGTTTAATGGAACCTTCATCTTTCTTGACATAGATTATCCAGCTACGACTACTCTGTATGCTCCAGAAGCTGGGGCGGTAGCAAAATCAACTGTTACTACAGTATTAGATGTATGCTTTACGTCTGCTTCAATTTGTGCATATGGGGATGCAGATTCGTATATCTGAACAGTTACATCTTGTGATCCAAGATTATGTGTTATTGTATACGTGGTTGCAGATCCATCTCCTATAGATGTTGAATATTTGCGAACTATTGAATGATAGTTTGAGCCATCATTTGTTAATGTCCATTCATTTCCAGACTCATTCCAAATAAGTCCAGTATCTGATTCGTCTCCACGCTCTACTATAATTCCAGCATTTGAAGTTGGTGAACCAGTAAAGTTAGTATTAAGCTTTATTGTATTATCTTCAATATTAACTTCTGTTCTATTTATTGCATTAATGGTTCCTGATACATTTAAATTTCCGCCAACATTTAAATTGTTAGTAATGCTTACATCATCAGGAAGTCCTATTGTTACTGCGGCTGTTTCTGATCCAGATCCAGATACTGTAATTTCTCCAGTTGTCCCAGCAATTGTTGCAACATAGTTACCAGTTGTATCTGCGCCCAAAGCGACAGAATTTGGCTCTATTGTAGTTGTAATTGTTACATCGCCAAGGTTTGTCATTGTTGCAGAACCAGTTACATCACCTGAAAGAGTAATTACTGGGTCTTTATTAAGAGATACAGCACCTGCGGTTACTGTAAAATCTGTTGAGCTAAATGAGGCAACACCCTTATTGGTATATGTTGCATCTTCTGCTGATACTGTAATTGTATTATTTGTTACAGCTACATCAATTCCTTCTCCACCAGCAACTGTTAATGTATCAGTCAGTAGGTCTACTGTGTCTGTTCCAGTATCCCCAGCTATTGAAAGATTTGTAGCAACATTTGCTTCACCTGCTGCAGTTAAACGACCTTGCTGATCTACTGTAAATGTTGGAATCTTTGTTGTTGAGCCATATGATCCTGCTGTAACGGCTGTATCGTTTAGCTTTAATGTTGTTGTTCCTGCCGTGTCGTTGTATGTTGAGGTTAACGCTGTACCTGCAAGTACCGCTGAACCAATTACATCTTGAATTACCTCTGTTGAACCAGATGTGGGTGTCCAGTCTGTTCCATTGTAGAAATAAAGGACATTTGTGCCAGTGTCAAAATAAATTTGACCCGATACTGGACTTGATGGTGCTGCTCCTAAGTTTTGAATCCTGGCATTGAGCAACTCATTTTTATTGAGGTCAACGCTAACTAAAAATTTTCTTGCCATTTTCTATCTCCCTTTTTATGACAGGTACGCTGTCCCTGAAAATGGCTGTGCCATTGTCAGTGTTATTTGATTTATACTGTTATAGTCTATTCCAGTTTCTAGAATATCCCCTGCACTTGATTTGACTGTTACGTTAGGATAAAATCCTAAATTATGATATATATCTACTGAATATATGTTGTTTGTAGGACCCTGAATCATCTGTAATGACCATGAAAAATCAAGAGCATCTGTTGCTAGTTTAATTCTAACTACGTCAGTCCAATTCGAATCAACAATTTTTGGACCATAAAAATAATAAGTAGATGTGTCATAATAAAAATCCCCAATGCGGCCAAGATTTGATGCTGGGGCTCCAACTCCATTCAGAATTGTTTTTCCAGCAGGTCCTTGTGGGCCTGGGGTAGATACGACAGCCTTGTTTACATTTTCAGTTACTATTATTGTTTCTTGTGATTCATATATTGGCATTATATAGTTACCGATCTATTGAGAGTCATAAAACCTTCAAGGAGTTTTATTTTATTCGCATTAGAATCGATAACCATAATGTCATAAGATGACTTTGGATAAAAAAGTTTGTTTGTTTGTGTGGGGGTTAGCTTAATTGTTAATTTACCATTTGGAGCATCAAGAACAATGCCCCCAGATGGTGAAGTTAATGTAACAGCTAATTTTGCTCCGCCTTTTGTATCACGAACCTGCATTTTTGCGGATGCACCAGTAAGATCAATTGCATTTCCATTATTATCTTTATATTCTACTATAAAGCTAAATGTAGCGTTTTGATCTACTTCAAAGTTTTTTTGTCCTGCCATTTGCCATAGTCTCCTAAATAGGAATACTCCTGTACTAATTTTAGCACAGGAGTATTTCTAATTGACTATTTGTTAAGCTTTATTTTGAAACCCAAAGCTCTTGTCATTAGGGTTTAATGCTTTGAGGATAACGGGTGCAACTGCTGCAACTCCGCCGAGCAATAAATCTCTAGGATTTGTATTGCCTGTCATATATAGGGCTAGTGCTGCTGAAAGAAAAGCTCTTCCGTAACTTGCTAGCGCTGCTAGAATTTGTTCTTGCATGGTTACCTTTCCATCTTTGTTTAAATCCGCTTTATCGAATTTAGCCATTTTATCATCTCCATTTTGGGCGTAGTGCCCAGAATTTTGGGTTTCCCCAATCCTATTATTCTACCACTATGCTGAAATATCTACAAGCTCACAGTTTCCATCTGAGCTGCAGGCAAGCGTAGCATTGGTAGATGTTCCGTCTTCTGTCTCATAAAAAGATAAATCTTCCCAGCGAATATTCTTGGGCATTTTAGAAACAAGAGCATCATGATCTTCTTTTGTTACTTCTTGGTATGGGGCTTGCTTGTAAGAGTGATCCGAATGAGGTAGGAATGAAATTCCAGAGACCTCATCAAAATGCTTATATACCCAAGCGCCAACTTCCATCCATTCATCTTCTTTTACGGACACTGTGATAGATGGCTTGTGCTCGCACCACGCACGTTGGTAAACCAACCAAATGTTTAGGTGTTCAATAGCCGTTAAGTCATTTCTAACAATTGCGCCCTCTGGTGCTTTTACTGGAAATGAGAATACATATGTATCGTTTGGCTTCATAACATCATCTTCTACTGGAATCCCGACTTCCTTCAAAAACGTAGAGATTGGATCTCCTTTTGAACCACGAACCGTACGAATGTAATATGGAGAATGCCAAGCATGCATTCCTGAAGATACCCCGACCAATTGAGACACTGTTCCTGACGGCTTTACACACGTAATAGCTGCAGACTCTGGAATCCCAATTTTCCCAGCCTCATCTTTATTTACTTCTCTTGCTTTTTCTCTAAGTGTCATTAAAAATGCTTCTAAAGAAACTAAATCTTCTTTGCCTGACATAAACTTATTGCCAAATTGCCCAGTCAATGAAACGCCAAGAAGTCGCTCTTCCTCCGTATTATCTTTCCAGATTTTACGAAGATACTTAAAGTCAGTTAAAGTAGATTGCCAAGTTCCAAGAATGGTTGCAAGTTCTACTTTGCGTTGAATATCTTTTTTTGTATCTTTTTCACGTAGTACGACTTCTGAAAGGTTACAAAACTGGTAAGGACGTAAAATAATTTCTGAACATGGGTTAGTTCCGTAATGTATATCTGGACTTCTTCTTCCATGCTTTGCTGCTTGGGCTTGGGCTGCGGCCACATTGTATATGCCTCGCTCTCCTGACTTTGAGTCATAAAGAGATTTCCATTCTGCAATAAATTGCTCCATATCTGGCTTGCGTGAATACGCAACAGAGTTATTAGACAAAGCACGTTGTGGGCTTGCTTCCCACCAATTGCCTGATTTAGCCTGAGCCATTTCAATATCATTAATGTTTGAAAGAGAAATCATCGCTGATCTACGAACTCCACCAACAACAACAACTTCACCAATTTTGCACATAATGTCATGGCATTCAATTGGCTTAAGGTTTCTTCCTGTGGCATTTTTAAACTTTGCAATTGTAAAATCAAATAAGTTTACAAGTGGTTGAGGGCCAGATGATCTTCCGCCCATTGTTTTGAGTCTTGCGCCTGCTGGTCTAACTTTTGAAACATCAATTGCTGGGATTTGTCCTGACCAGAGTAGTGCTAGTAATTCACGGTATGCTTTTGCCCAGCCTTGCTTTGAATCTTCTACTGTAATTACCGTAGTCGATTTTTCTAATGACTCTGGGACGGCAGGAAGCTTATTTATGTATTTATACTCAACAGAGAATCCTACACCTGTTCCACACATAAGAATATACATTGTTTCATCAAATGAACGTGGTGAATCAACTGGGAGGAAAGCACAATTGTATCCTGCTACATTATCTCTGCTTAAAGCTGCCCCTGCAGTCATAACGGAGCGCATTGAGGGCATTACATTTCTTTTAAATACACCGTCTTTTAATTCCGCAACAAGCTTTTCATCTGGAATATAATTATAATTATCTTTTAAGCTGGTTAACATAAATGAAAAGTATCTATCTACTGTTTCTCCCCATGTTTCTCGTCTACCTTCTGCTTCCACCCATTTTGCATATCTAGATAAAGCAATAAAGTTTTCATAAGGATTTTCAATAGTTCTTGACATTTTAAATACGACCTTTTCTCCGCCTTGCGGTGCTAATTTTAGTTGAAGTCCTAGTGTATCAAACTTTTATTTAATGGTCTATAGCTATTCAAATTTTTTAAAAATATGATCAAAAGCATTATTGGTTAACTGCAACCAGTTATACTCTTGATGAATTTTAGTTGACTGGGCATAGTAATATCCTGCATATGCATTAAAGTCTATTGCAACATCTCTCATTAATTCAATTAAATGTTGTCTGTCTGGCTCAAAAACTAATCCAGGCAAATTTAAAAACTGAGATTTAGTAAGACTTGATTTTAATCTTAGTGGTCCTAAAAATTTAGAATACTGAGCCCAACCATTAGTACAAATTGTTGGCATTCCAGTAGCCATTGCTTGAAGAGGAATAAATCCAAAACCCTCTCCATAGCTTGGATAAACAAGAACATCATGGTCATGATAAAGCTTTACAAGATCTTCTTCAGACATTTCATCTGTTATTATTTTTATGTTTTTATAAATTTGATCTGGTAATCCTACTATTGATTTATCGATATAGTTGTCATGAACCCTTGTTGTGTTATTTTTATGTGCTTTAATTGTTAAGGAATAATTTGGATTATTTCCATACAAGGAAATGAATACATCTACAACCATCTGTCCAGCTTTTCTTGGTGCAGGCTCTCCTACGTGTAAAAATTTTAGAACGTCTCCTTGTTTTCTACGTCTTGGTTCCCATATTTTATCTATACCGTGAGGAAAAACTTTAATTGGTTTTTTAATACCTGCGTTTTCATAAACTTCAGCATTCCAATCAGATGTTGCCCAGTATTCATCAACCAAGTTCATGTGAGGCTTCCATGTTTCTGGTATTACAGTTGATTCCCAGGGAGTGTAACCAATTTGATATTGATTTTTATGCATTTTAAATTGAAATGGTTGACAAAAATTTATTTGTACTGGTGGCTGAGGTGATCCGTAATAAACCTTATGTCCAAGTGCATTTAAGCTTTCTATGATATTAGAAGACGCATAACCATATCCTGTTGCTCTAGTTAAATTAACATTAGGCGTAAAAAATGATAAATTCATGACTTTCTTTCTAGTCAACTGACTTGACAGTGGTTTATAATCAATGTTATGATTATAGTTCGTTATCTCTAGAGGAGGAAATGCCAATGGAGAATATAAAACAGCAGTTTAGCAATTTAGTTCAAGAATGGACTGTAATCATAATGGTAACATTATTTTTATTTCCTGTACAGCCAGCTAATGCGTTACCTGCAAAAACTTTGGTGAAAACTGAAGCCCAATTAAAGCAAGAAGTTTTAGATAGTTTTAGTAAAGAAATTTACAAACATTCTGAAATGCTTACAGACGAAAAGTTAAAACTATTACTTGAGACTGTAGGATTCGAAGGAGTGGGCCTTAAAAAAGCCTGGTCCATAGCAAAGCGTGAATCCAATGGAAGACCGCTTGCATATAACGGGAACAAGAATACAGGAGACAGCTCTTACGGTCTGTTTCAGATAAATATGATTGGGGATCTCGGTCCAACAAGACTTGAGAAATTTAATCTACAGAGTAACAAAGAGTTATTCGACCCAGTAACAAACGCAGAGATAACGTACTATATGACCGATGGCGGCACGGATTGGTCGGCTTGGAAGGGTATGACCCCAAGGGCTAAGGAATGGCTTATGCAATTCCCTAACGATGTAAAGAAATAAGGGGTTATGCAAAAGATACAATACGTATCCAAGTATATATCATTATCAGAAGAGGGCCTTGTTCCTAGACTTGAATGTCCTATGGATCAGGGCTTTCTTCTGCCCAATCAAACGCAGGATGATATAATTTTCTTATACTGTATTTCTTGTGATTACACAAATTATATTGGTGCAACGTTTTATCAGGACCTAGTAGAAAAAGTAAACAAAAATGAATCCGAGCCAAATTCTATCTTTTAATAAAGTTAATGATGTGACGCATATTGCTAAAATAAAAATGCCATACTTTACAAAAAATAATTCACATATAAATGCTAATGATAAATGGCTATTCACTAAAATTCTTTTAGATGAAATTCCTAAAGATATTTCTAACAATATTCATTTTGAAGGCAATGTTTTATTTTTGCCTTTGGGTGGAAGATATTATCATGACTTTGTAGAAATATTTCCACAGATTTTAACATTAAAAAAAATCAACGAAGATTTTAAAGTTGTATTTTTTTGCATTAGTGATGAAGCAGCTGTGACTGATTCCGAATACGCTCCTCCACATTTTACAAAAATTATTGATGGTATTTATGACTCTATGCACAAAGACTATAAAGGCATGACTTTTAAATATATGAAAGATATTTTAGATAGTTTTGAAATAAAATTTCAATGCTTAGTTTGGGAAGAAGGGATGACTTTTTCTTCTGATGCGTCCTACATGTTTTATTATGATAGGGATAGCTTTGGGGCCGAAGGCATTAACCCAGCAATTGAGACTATATTTCAAAATGAAAAAATATCAAAAGAATATATATATCATTCTTATTTAGTTACTGGTTTATCTAACTTGCAAACATTTTATTCCTATAAAGCAATATTAGAAATGTTTCCTAAAAATAAAACAATAAAAAATAAAAAAATATTTATTGGAAGAAAGCAGCATATTTTTATAGATAGGCTTATAGGAAATTATAATGAGCTTGAAGCGTTTTTTAATTCTTTGGGATATGAGACTATTTATCTTGAAGACTACGACCTTTTTGATCAAATAAAAATTTGTCAAGAAGCTGACTTTATTTGTTCTCTTGCTGGTAGTAGTTTTATTAATTCATTAATGGCAAATAAAAATACAAAATTATTAAAAATACATACTGGGGATAAAATTAATTTTACTACGTACACATATGTGGCAGCTAAATTAGAATTAGACATGAAAGAAGTTTATTGTGAACCAGATGGTATAGAAATTATTAATTATTTAAAAAACGATAATAGCGAATTTATAAAAATATTTTTAAGAGAGGAAAATTATGGAAAATAAAGAATCTTCAAATTTAGAAGATAATTTGCCTATGGTAAATTATATAATGCTGCATAGAATTTATGATATCTTGACCCTTTTGGCTGACAAGGTTGTAGGTGGTGAAGAAATAAGTAAAATGGTAGAATATCATAAAGAAGGCTATCTACTAGGACCCGCTCCAGCATTCAGTGTGGCGGAAAATAATCAGGAGGAAATATAAGATGGATAAAGAAAAAGTTGTACATGCAATGTTAGAAAAAGTTCAAAATGATACTAGATCAGCATGTGTTCAAAGCGGAATGGATCTAATGGAAATTGAACAAACAATTATAAAGAATCAGCAAGGTTTACTTTGGACTCTTTCAAACCTTTATGACTTTATTGTTGAAAAAGATTTATTTAAAAATTAATCTATTGACTTATTCTTATAGTTAATATACAATAATATTAAGGTTGAGTTAACACTCCCTTATGTGCTTATGCACAACAAAACCCAATCGGATCCGCCTCTGATTGGGTTTTGTCATTATCGGGTGTATAATATATATATGAGCCCAAGACATTTTTCAAAGGTAATGCACAGCCCTTATTTTCAATCTGATCATTATAAGGAAGAATCTCCTGGCGGCATTTTAGAAACAAGAATTGAAAACTTTTTTAAAAAAATTTTTAAAAAGGAAAAACTAGAAAAGAAAAAACAGTGAATTCTCTTGTAAAAACTTTTGGATCTATAAACATAATTGAAGACTATATATCAAAAGATACATGTGATTTTTTAATTAATATTTACAACGACTCATTTACAGAAACTCCAAATAAAGGAATTTTAGGCGGACCATCTCAAGGTCTTGATTATGCTTGGACGGTTGGCCCAGGTTCACCATTTCCCCCATACTCAGCAAATAAAAATAAAAACATTGCCTCAGATCTGATAACCAATATAACAAACAGCATGGGTAGATCAATTTCTAACTTTTATTCTGAATCCGTAGACCTAAGAACAATATTTTTGAGTAAAATGATTACTGGTGCAAAGTTACAAGAGCATTATGATAACTATGAGCCTGGCGGAAAAGAATTTTATGCACATGGAACAGATGCAGAAACAATTGATAAAATTGGATTTGAGTCAGACTGGTCAGCTCTTCTATATTTAAATGATGAATATCAAGGCGGAGAAATAGAGTTTCCGCAATATGATTTAAAGTTAAAGCCCAAGCCAGGAACTTTTGTATTCTTTAAAGGAGATATGGACGCCTTACATTTTGTAAATGAAGTTACTGGCGGAAATAGAATTAATCTAATTACATTTTACTGGCGTACAGAATACATAAAACAATATTTTGAAACATTAGCCTCTAAGGGCATCTAAAAATAGATCTGCATAATGCCTATGTCTGTGTGAACCAAAATGAGCTTGATGGTGCCCATGCTCACGGTCTAAGGCAAGATTAAAATGTTTAAGTTCTGACATTTCTTTGTGACACTCAAAAATACATGCACATTTTTCATTTAATTCATATTTGTGCAAATGAAAATTATCAATTTCTTTAGAGGAATCGCTTTCCCAATTGTTATTTTCTATATCAACAAATCCATTATAATAACTTGAATTCATTGTATTTAATTTTTTTACTGCATCATGAGCAGAGTACATCCATGTTGACCATACAAATTTAATTCCCGCTGCTTCACAGTATTGCTCTAAAAACATTATACTTTTTAAAGACGTCCAGTAGGCCAGCTCCAAAGGAAGAACATCTTCTGCAAAATAAGGTGCTTTTGAATACTTAGGTCTATCTTCTAAAATTGCATACCTACTTAAATGAAGTTCTTGAAGAATTTTTTCTTTGTTGTGTATAAAATTTTTTGATATAAAAATATTATTATTTACAGGCACCCTCATTCTTTCAAAATTTGGGAAAAGACACATTAAAATTTTTGGATGACCATACTCTTTAAAATAACTATAGATATTAGAAACTATTTCTTCTACTGATATGCCTGCCATTGAAATGTTAGCGTATGTATTATTTAATTTATTTGCAACGACTGTTCCCCAAATAAAATCTTCTGGGAGACCCATGCCATATGTTACGGAACAACCAGAATAAAGAATATCAACATTTTTTTGAAACTCTGGAGATCTGTAGAATTTTGAATTTAACGAATATAATGTTTCTTTATCATAAAATTTATCTTCTCCTTCTGGAATCCCATAGCCGCTGTACACGTTTTTTGGTTTAGATAATTCATTAAAACAAAGATCTTTTATCTGTTGTTGAGAAAAGTTATAATATTTATTTTTTGTGTCATTAACAATTGCCAAGCTTATATCTGTGAGGGGCAAAGGATTTGGTGGAACAAAAAAATCGCCCATTAGTAAATATAATCGCCTCTACCAGACAAATCTTTTTTCAAAAAATCTATTTCTTCTTGAGATAAACCAGAAGGATTTTTTGTTTTCCCTAAAACAGTATTTGCCCAGTGTTGCTGCACATGTAAGTTAACATGCTGGCTTCTATTGTTTTCTTGTCTTGAGTAAAATTGAGATTTTGTGTATTCTAAAGCATCTAAATTAAACATTGATTGATAGTGTTTAATATGGGGGATGTTTCTAATAAACTCGTCTGAGTAGTGGCTCCAGCATGTCCAAGTTAAATCAATTCCCAGCTGATCGCACATGGTTTCAAACATACGCATGAATATTGCAAAGTTTGCTAGGTTATTTAAGAACTGTTGCTCTGTTAACAGTGGACCATTAACAAATCCACTCCAATCCCTATCCTGCATTTCCTTTTGAGAAAGGTACATCATTGTATCTGGGTAGCAGTTGTCCCAGTATGAGTTGGCCCTAAAATCGTACTCAACCATTCTTTCAATGTTTGGCATATTTATATAAATTCTATCTGGCTTACCAAACTTTTCTATGTACCCAGATATATTATTAACAATAACGTGCCAGCTTGCTCCAGATATCGCAAGTCTGTAAAAACCAGAAAGCTTTTCTGTTTTGCATAATTCGTTGTAGGCAATCTTTGACCAATTGTCTTCTATGTTTGCGCCAAAACCAAATGTCTCAGAACATCCAGCAAATAGTACGTGTAAACCATCATGCTTGTCTGTAAAGTCATCGGATCTATGCCCGTAATTGTTCATGACATAAGTAATGTTCTCATCTTTTTCCCAGACAGAGTCTTCATTACCAGCAAAGTAATATGTTTGATTATATGTAGAGTCATAAGGAGTATTTGGATTAAATCCAGTCTCATAATTTGGAACAGCCTTAACCTTAGCTATATCTCTAGCCAACTCAGCCCAATTAACTGTTGAGCTTTGAAATGGCTTTAATTCTTCTTTTTCTTTATCAATAACATGCATGTAAGAAGTTTCTCGTTGAGGCGGGGTATGGGTTGGTCTTGCCATAATGTTCCTAATCTATATGTAAATAGTCTACTTTAGACGTATTTAGTATAACATAGAGTGCGAAAAAAAGTGCGGCGGCGGTAGAAGAACATTTTAATGATTTAAGTCCCGTTTACCAAAGTATTTATTATATAGATCATCAGATGTGAACTCGTACAAAATATCCATTAGCAGTTTACACTGAGAATGGGATTCTAGGTACCAGATGTCACAATACCCTTCATATGCATTCAAACAATTGGCTAAATGGCCTTGTAGCCTTTCTATGACCCATTCCAGAGATGCTGAGGCATAGTCAGATTCAGATACATAGTAATTTTGCTTATTGACTTTAACCTCAGCTAATATACTGGCTAATTGGTCTACTAAGATCTGATTTAACACTAGAAGATTTCTTCGTCTATATCTTCAAATAGATCAAAATCGAATGCTTCTGGAAATCCCGCTTTTTTTAAAATTGAAAATAGCATGTATCCAGAAACCATTGCTGTTACCAGCAATGTCAACATTCCTATAAATTTATTTTTCATATATTATCCTAGTCAACTGAGATTATATTACTATATAGTAGGGATACTGGGATTTGAACCCAGAATCTATTGCATATAAGACAAGTGCTTTAACCGTTAAGCTATATCCCCTTGGGATTAGCGTATTATGTAGGACATAGTTCCAATAATAAAAACTATGACTGTTACTACGGATATTGCAATTATTGTCTTCATTTCCCGCCCTTAATTAATTTTTCAATGCAATGTGTACAGTAATTCTCAAGTATACCTTTAGCGTTAATACGCTCTATATACTTTGGGTTTTCACAGAAGTCACATTTCATAAATCCATTGTACCATAATTCTAGTTGACTGTAATATTTACTTATTGTAAAATGTTAAAATATTATTTTTTCAAGTATCACTTGATCTTAGGTCTTAGGTCTTACTATATATTTAATATTTATTATTTATTGATTTACTGACCCCCCGACCCCCCTATTCGAAGTATACTATTTCTATTTTCGATGTCAAGCTTTTCAGATTTTATAAAATGTTAATATATTTTTATCTTGTATGATACAGAGTAAAAAAAGAAATAAAAAAAAAGATAGTCCGCCCATAATGTCCGAATTGGTATAGTTTGTCTAGCCTAATGTGATCCGAATCACAAAGATTTATTTCGACACGCCCGAGAATTGGGGTCAATTTGTCAGACCCCCCTGTTATGCTTAAAGTATAAAGAAAGTTAAGAAAGGTTCTTAACAAGAAAGGTCAGAAAATGACAAATAGAATTTGGGAAAGTCGTAACGACTATCAGAATGACGCTCAGCGTCTAGGCTATGTATCTTGCTCAGCAGGGTGCGGTAGAGTAACCGCTTGGACACTCTGCGTAATGTGTGGCGGTAACTACGCTACACACAACACTCTTGGAAAGGAGAATAACTAATGAATGATTACTATGATGAAATCTATCTAGACATCTATCTAGAGTTTGGCGCTGATAGCGTTTCAGACCCCGTCTATGCTGAGCAATTAGCAAAAGATAAGGGTGTGAGGTAACTCACACTCTACTAGCACCGCCCTACGGCGTGTCGGCTTGATAATGTCAGCCCACTAGGCTACAATTCCTACTATAACAACTAACGAAAGAAGGTCAGAAATGAACCTAGAAGAATACAAGGCGCAAGTAGAAGCGCAACGCAAGGCGAGCCTATTAAAGGCAATCGCAACAATGTCAGAGGCTAATGATAAGATGTCCTCACTATTCAATACGAAAGAGGCTAACTAATGTCATACGCTTACTCATACGATACTAATTCAATCTCTAAATGGGATACCATTCAAGAAGATGTCGCAGACCAATACACTTACCTAGATGAGGTAGATGAACAAGAAGAACCGCTAGATGAATTCAATGATGAAGATGTCGAGCAACTAGAAAAACTATACGCACTAACATGGGAGAACTAATAATGACTATCACTTACTCGCTATGGGACGGCGCACAATTCTTAGGTTTCTTCACCGCTACTAGCGCAGATGAAATGCTAAAGGTAGTAACAGACCTACAAAAGGTTTCTAAAAATGTAGTAGCACACATGCGAAAGGTAGAACAGAACTAATGACTATTGAACTAAATGAATACGGCTTAATGATTGACCTAGGGGACTTTCTCTATGTATCCCAATCATGGGCGTTTATTATCTTGTCGGTGCTAGGTGCTATAATCTATAAAGTAATCAAGAGAAAGAAGAATAAGTAATGAAAGAATGTAAAGTAATCAACTGTAGTAATACCGATTTAGTTTATAGCGGTATAGATGCACTAATGCTAGGCGGTATAGTAACCGAGACCTATTGCTACTCATGCGCTAATGCGTATAATCAAATAGATAACGCTATGACACTACTAAGAGATAAGGTTAATGCGTAATGAATAGACTACTAACTACCCTAGTGCAATTATCTATCGCTATCCCCGCCCTAATAATGTGGCGCATGATGTGGCCAATGCTAAAAGAAGATGTGAGAGAACTCACAAAAGATATTCGCTAACTAACGGCGTGTCGGCTTGACAAAAGCTGATCTCGCCCCCATCTTTTGTGCGGGTTATCCACAGGTTTATGCACAGCTGTGGAAAACGCCTGAAATTTGAGCGTAACTTATCCACATGGTGCAAATCACAAAAATACTTTTCCGACACGCCCGAAAAACAGGCCAAAATGTCAGACCCCCCTGCTATAATTCCAGTATAAAGAAAAACAAGCGGTAAAGAAATCCGCTAACGAAAGGTGGTCTCAAATGACTACAACAATAACAATGTGTAAAGAACACAATCCAATGAAATCTGCTATCTCAGAAATTGGAGATGAGCAATTTACTTTCTGCCAAGATTGTGAACAAAACATCTCTCGCTACTATGGAGATACAGACCCAGAGCGTCTACCTATGTGGACAGATTGGTATTTAACTAAATGAGCACTTTTGTTCCGATTAAATCCGTATGTGGTGCGGTATCTACCACAATTGACATATATGACTATGAGTTAAACTCTCATGGTGTTATTTGTTGCGATAATTGCGAAAGCATTTTGTTATGCCGTAAGGCGTGGGATTTCTTATACAAGGGAGTTAAATAAATGGAAAAATCACAATTAGAAAAAGATTTAGAAATTAAAGAAAGTTTTATAGATTTACTTAATGATGTTTATCCTACTGTAAAAATTGGTTACTCAACTTTTACACCCGCCGAAATTTTGGAATGTTGCGACCCAATCGCATTTTCAATCGGTCTAATTGAACACGAAGATTATTTAGCAGAAATGGAAAACGAATAATGGAATTTTACGGATTTGAACACGCAATTGAATTGGATCATCTTAGCGATGAGCAGATTTTGCAACTAGAAAAAATCTTTGAAGATTTTGAATAAATAACGGCGTGTCGGCTTGACAAAAGCTGATGCGCCCACAATTGTGGCGGCGTCGGGCGTGTCGTTAAGACTGTGATGAAAATCACCCTGGATTCTACGGCGTGTCGATTTGACAGACAAAACGGACATTTTTGTGTGACCTTTATCACATGGCTTGAGCGTCTCAATATTTGGAATTACTGGCTAGTAATGTGAAAATGTCAGCCCTATCCGCTATAATTGCGGTATCAACAAAACGAAAGGCGGACTCAAATGTCAGCAAATGTCTATACAATCGAAAACCTACTTGTAGGAAAAACCTATCACTCAAAAACCTTAAAGGGTGAAATTATCTCAGCAGAGAAAC